GTTCAAGTCGAATGACACTACCCAATCATGTCCACCGACTATTGGGTCTTTGACATATGCACCAACGATTTGGTGTGTCTTATCATTACCAGTCTTTAGTCTTTGTGGTGGTGTCTGAATGTTTTGTTCTTTGAGGTGATTATAGATTATGGTTTCCCAATACTTTACCATTCCGAAAGTGTCATTGTAATTACACTTTGCATTGTATGACATTGCACAAGTCAATTCAATTAGTCCTAGTTTCTCTTCTAGTTCTTCAACAAGGACAACGTCTTTGACATTATAGTCTAAGAATTTTCCATAGTCTTGTTTGTATAGTGTATGTAAATTACCATACTCTGAATAGTCAATCTTACCTTTACCAAGTTCTACTTGTGCAATGTTTTCTAGTTTGTAGGATTCTTGATTTACAAAAGTGTGTTTACGATAGAGTTCAAGATAGTCAAGAACATTGATACCATAGAGATTGAATATCATTTGTTTCTGACCAAAACCTGAATGGAATTCTCTTACGTCACATTGATTCCATGGTGAAAGTTTTTTGTGTTCTCCCTCACCAAGAATTCTATCAATACGATTACAAAGATATGTGATATCGAAACTGTTTACATTCCAACCAGTAATGATATCAAAGTTTTCTGTTCTCCAGTATTTTATAAACTTGAGTAAGAGTTCTGATTCGTTTTTGCAGTTGTGATAAACTACGTCTGTTCTGTTGTGTTCCCAAGGGCCGATACCAAACACTTGTGTATCTTTACCAATAGGTTTAATTGATATTGCATTGACCTTTTCATTTGCATAGATTGGTTCGGGGAATCCGTCTTCACATTCACACTCAATATCAAGTGTTGCAATCTTTATGTGTTTCAAGTCCCACTTGATATCACCTTGAAATTTATCTGCAATATAAGTGTAGATATATCTGTCGTATCCATGGATTTCGAATCCTTCGACACCACTGTATCTCTCTCTGAACTTTCTTGCACCACCCATAGAGTTAAGGTTCACTGCTTCCAGTGACCTTCCGTCTAAACTCTTGAATGGGGTTTCTCCTTTCTTTGAAGGAATAAAATGATTGGGTCTATATGCAACAGAAAGTTGTTGTTGTTTTCCGTTCTTATAGCCTTTGACTAGAATCTTGTCCCTAGTCCTACAAACATTTGTATAGAAATCCATGTAGTTATTATACTACAATAGGGTCTATTCTGTCAATGTGGTTCTTTCTGTATATTCTGAAAAATGTTTTCTTACTACGTCTTTTAAATCTTCGTAATGAGCAATCTGTTCTAATTCTTTTTCGATTGTTTCAATGTGGTCTGAGTGTTCACCAACACCAACAGAATTTTTACATTGAACTAGAATGTTTGCTTTGTGTTTTGCAATATGTCCGTCTGCATGAGCAACAACACCTTTTAGAATTTCATTTGTCATATCTTTCATTATCTACCTCTTTGGTTATTATTACCAGTTGCAACCTTAAAGTTTGTTTCTAATTGTGGTCTTGGTTCAAAGACTGTTTGCACTAAATCTTTGTTAATAACAAAGTTGTATTCTTTTGCATATGGAATCCATGGTGCAAGTTTTACTTCAAACTTTCCGTCTTGCACGTCTGTAATACAAAGTTGTGCTTCTTGGATTTTGTAATCACCCCATAGTGTTTTATCTACGAACCCGATTATCACTTCTCCTGTATCGAGTCTGATACACTTAACTTTAGGCATGTTTCCACACCATTTCTTGTAGTTCTACTGACCTTCTACCTACTTGTCCGAACCAACGTGAGTCTTCCATTTCCTCACCCATTTTTAACCAATCTTCTTGGATAACTGCTTTCCACATATTATTAAACTTACCAAATCTAGTGATACCTAAATTGAAAGTCATATTGACTAATACGTGTTGAATGTTTTCAGGTAGTGTTTGGAATCCAGCTTCTGAACCACCTTTTGTTGTATACAAGTGTATAGTTTCTTTTAAGTGTTTTTCAAAATCATGTTCGTAAACTTCGTCTACTCTCTCTTGTGAAACTGGTGTTCCGACTGGTTGTCCATATTCGGGGTCGTCTTCTTTAACTAAGTGTCCAACACCAAACGTTAAATATCCTAGTGAGTCTTCGTAAATTTCTAAAACTTCACCTTCGTGTCTTTTAATCTGTTCCTTCAGTAATTCCTTGTTCATTCTCTTTCCTCATTTGTTCCTGTAGTAATTCTACGAGTATATCACCCATAAGGTTATTTAATTCCTTATTATTTAGGAGTTCGTCTAAGTCATGGTGTTCGGGAACGACAACAATATCTCTCTGAAAATTTATGTTTGGTTTTCCCTCTTCGAATCCAACTTTACCATAAACGTAGATAACGTCTTTCCATTTTCCTTTAAGAATTTGAATACCCGACATATCAAGCTTGTTATTGTCTACGACACAATAAACTCCTTCATCAAATAATGGTGTTATACTATCCAAAAAAACTCTCCAATGTATTTCTTCTGTTAGGTAAGAATAAATCTTTATCCTCTTTTGAGAACCACCATACATTTTCCATGTATAATTTTTTCATGAAATCTTGCATTGCAGTTCTATCGATTCCTTCTTTGTCTGATACTTGATTCTCGTCACTATCACCTTTCACGTCTGACCATTTCTCTAAGAATGATTCAGAAGATTGAGGTCGTTGCATAATTCTCATTCCAATCTGACCTTTGAAATATGGTCTAAGTAAATCTACAACTTCGTCACACGAAGGAAACATTTTTCCCTTAACCTTTGGGTTCATTATATTTATCAATAAATGTCCGTTCTCTGATAACACTTCGAATGATTTTGAAGAAACTGGTAAAAAGAAATCATCTCTCCAAGAATCATATTCTGAAAACTTACTCCATGATTGGTCTTCTTCATGTTCTCCACCTTTGTTATATGTTTCTGTAGAGAAATAAGGTGGTGAAGTGAATGCACAATCTATTGGTGGGAACTGACCATAAGGAATATCTTCAGCACCACTTCTATAAATTATAACTCTCTTCTCACCAACTGACATAAACTTATCTTTGGTTTCTGTAATCTTTGGTGCATGACCTGTAAGAATCTTTTCATATTCTACACATTGTTGTTTATACACTTCAAAAGTATTTGGGTTCGGGTCACAACCAATATAGATTTCTGTTCCTTTGGTTGCAAAGAATCCACATAGTCTATCTCCCCAACCACAACTGGTATCCAAAACTGTTTTTGCCTCAGTCATTTCATAAAAACATTTTGCAACAACTGGTTTGAATTGTGTTGCAATATAGGCACCCAATCTAAATGCCATTCTGTAAGTGTCTTCTTTAAGTGAACCACCTACTAACTTAATTGTTTCGTTTCCGTCTACGTCTGTTGATATCTCTTTTTTGATATCGTTTACACCTCTCCATATTGCACCTAATGGTGATTTAAGTTGTTGAGCAGTTGATTCTTTGAATGCATTCAATGGAGCTCTATGTCCATATGAATCACAAGCAAGTCTTAAGTGTTGCATAAAGTAATCACTTGCATCATTAAAAGTAGAAGGTGCATTGACCATTCCATGACCCCATTCTGAATATGGATATTTGTAATCGTCATACTTTTCTACAACTTCTTGTTCTAAATTTTCGTGTGGATATATAAACTTCCATACGTCATATTCTAGAAGTCTAATAAAGGTATTTCTCATATCTTCGTGAGAAATGGGTTTGAGTGGGAATTCGGGTCTTTCTTTTTCTATGTAATCTGCAAGAACCTCACGGAACTTTTCCCTTCCGTATTCTTCTGTTAATGCATCGAAGAGTTTACCCTCAATAATAGGTAAACCCTTCTCATTTGCATTGTCTTTAAGAACTTGGTATAGTTTATCCGACAAAGTCCTCACCATCTTCCCAACCGCAACCTGTTAGTCCACCTGCTTGTAAACCTTGCAGAGTTCTAAGAACTTCTTTATGGTTTCTTCCAGTGTCTAGTGCATTGATTGAGGCATGTTGAATGATTCTGTTTTTATCAAAGATAAAGGTTGCACGATAACATACACCTTCTTTTTCATTAACAATACCTAGTGCAGATGATAATCCAAGTCCACAATCAGCTGCAAGTGAATGTCTGATATTACCTATCAATTCATTCTCTTTTTTCCATGCTAATTTACAGAACTCGTTATCACCACTAATACCAACAACATTTGCATGGTCAACTAAAGTGTCGAAACCAGCAATCTCTGTTGGACAAATAAAAGTAAAGTCTTTTGGGTAAAAGTAAACTACAGACCAATCCTTTTTTAAAGGTGTATATCCTTCATTAACTTCTACATCAATAAACTCATTATTTTCGTTAATTCCCTTGAGTGTGAAACTCGGGAATAAATCTCCCACTGTTAACATAATAAATCTCCTTTATATAAAGATACACCCATTATACTATATAACGGGTGTATACGTAAAGGGGGTTTTCTATTTAATTTTAATAGAAACTGGTTTATCCTCTTCGGGAATAATTCTTACCAGTTTGACATGTAGAATTCCGTCTACCATGTCGGCACCACTAACCTCAACATCGTCTGCAAGGGTAAAAGTTCTTTTGAAGGCTCTTGAAGCAAGTCCTTTATGAACAAAGTCTTTTGAGTCTTCGTCAATTTTACCTTCGATAGTTAAGACATTTCTTTCTTTAGTGATTTCAATATCTTTCTTACCGAACCCTGCGACTGCAAGTTCAATGCAATAGTTCTCTGCATCTTCCTTTACAATGTTATAAGGTGGGTAGTTGGTTTGAGTGTGACTTGTTAGTCTTTCGAGGTCTTCGAAGTATCTATCAAATCCAATTGTGAGTGGTCTGAATTGACCAAATATATCTAAATGCGTCATATTTTTCTCCTATTATAGCAAGTTAATATATGTGTAATCCTCTATTGAGCAATTACATTCTTATTTATATATTATATATGGTCTAACTAGGTTTTTTCAAGGGGTTTTTTGAAAAAAAGTTATCTTTTGTTACATCTATTTTCTGCCCTTTCCAATACATTTAGATTATTGCCTATAATAAACATCATAAATGTATTATTTCCTCTCATAGATGCCTTATTTAAATTACCATGTTTTCTGTCGTATTGAATTGCTGGTGTCAACAATGCAAACTTATACATTGCCATAGTTTCAACTGTTGGATTTTTACCAAACAATGGATTTGCTTCTTCTACGCATTCGTATTTTAGTCCACGATAAGTTGTGTAGATATCTGCGACTTGTAAAAAAATGAATAATGTCCAATCTGCTGTTGAAGGTGGGTCAGTCAGTTCCCAATGGTGTGAATATTCGAACCTTTTCGGATTTACCTTTAACAAGTATTCTGTCGACTTCAGTGAATGCTCTGTTCGGACACTGTTGATAAGTTCGTTCCGATAACAACACGTCCACCCCATCATAATTGCGTGTTTGTCCCTCGAGTCTAGCACCGAGGTTGACGGCGTCTCCAATGACGGAATAGTCAAATCTAACTTCTGACCCCATGTTTCCGACAATACATTCTCCTGTGCTAATACCGATACCGACATTAATAGGAGGCAGATTGAGAGGAGATAGTTCTTCATTTAATTCTTTAGTTGCTTCTAATACTTCTAGAGCGGATTTAACGGCGAGTTCTGCATGGTTTTCACAATCCAAGGGAGCATTCCAAAAACTCATGATACAGTCACCCATATATTTGTCTATGGTTCCTTTATTATTTAGGATAATCTTCGTTTGGACATCTAGGAACTTGTTTATCAAGTCTACTAATCCTTCGGGGTCGTCTTTATTTTTATATGCTTCTGATATTGGAGTGAATCCACATATGTCCATGAACATGAATGTCATTTCTTTTCTCTCACCACCTAACTTTAATAGTTCAGGATTCTCTGCAAGTTGGTCAACCATGTCGGGAGATAAATACTTTTGAAACTGCTTCTTAATTTGTTCTTTGAGTTGATAGGTTTTATAATATTTGTTGAAGGAAGCATGTCCAAACACTATTATGGAGGCCATCGATGAGTAGAAGATATCGAAAAGAACGAAACTTGAAGTCCACAAATAGAAACCCAAACCCACCTGAAATCCAACGATACCTAGACTCACTATCCCCGAAAAAATTGTGGGAAGTGTGTAGACCGATACCAATATTGCTAAAAGAACTGTCAATAGAAGAACGACTTCTAAGAATTCAAGATAGTAGGATTGTTGTATTTGAACTCCTGTGGAGACGGAGTGGAGGATTGAAGCTTGAACTTCGTGGGGATACTTTACACCCACTGGGGTTGAAACTGGATTATTCAGACCTTCAGCCGTCAGACCCCAAATTAGAATCTTGTTCTCTAGGTTAGAATTTGGTAAATCTTTTGCAGACACCCTTTCGAAATCATTCCAATATCCTACAAGGATATCTGCAGTTGGAGTGGTTTCGATTGGGGGTTGTCTTCCAATACGAATCCATTCGATTCCAACTTCGGGTGTCACACGAGTCTGATAATTAGGTTGGTCATACATTGCACGTAAAACTTCTAGTGCAACTGAGGGATACACTACACCATTTGCAGAAACAATTAATGGTGCAGAACGAACTGTCCCGTCAAAGTTTGCAGTTCCACTGACTGGTGGTGTAGTAATTGTCACACCTGAACCATATGAATTTTGTTCTAATATTGGAATCGGTGAAGAGATTCCTGAGAAACTCCATATATGGTCGTCTATGTTTCCTCCACCGAAAACACTAGTTCTTACAAAAGGTGCAGAACCAGTATCTTTTTGAACTGTTGGTGCAGAAGATAGAATTGATAATCGATTTACTAAACCTTCTGCAAATGCTTCGTCACCCTGAAATCTATCAGGTTCTTTAAAGAGTTGAGTGAAAACATGTGTATTAGTGTATGAAGTGTCTAACATTAAATCCCTGTAAATAGACCTTGGCCATGGATACTGACCATACACTTCAAGTGAAGGTTCGTCTATATCTACTAAGACAATATTATCTACCTGAACTACTTCCTGAGATTGGTGTAAATAATCAAAATAAGACCATGATATATTTTCTATGAAATAGGGATTCCATATCTTAAGACCGAATAATAACCCTATGGTTATTACAACTGTTTTCCACGAATACATTAATTACCTTGAGTGACGTTTACAGTGCAACCACCTATTGTATTACATGTTTGAGATAGTGTATATGTTTGTGCAACACTTCCAGTTTGAACTAAAGTTAAATCTGTTCCGTATGTTCCGTCCAATGTTATTGTTGCAGTGTGAGCTCCAGTCTTTTTTTGAATTACACTAACTTCATTGTAATCGTTGTTAATTGTTCCAGTAAGTGTTTTATCACCATTCTGCAATTGTTTTGAAAATACGTCATTGTAATCACCATAAATGTTCCAAGTCATTGAATGATATATTGAATCCGAATCTTGTTTCTGACTTCCTTTAAAGTCATTGTAGTCACCATGAATATCTAATCTTACATAGTTTCCACCAGGCTCCGTTCCGTCATAATTCCAAGTAGGTGTAAGTGAGTTGTTGATTTCATATCCTTGACCAAAAACAACTTGGTTGTAATTACCCCATACATGTAAACCAAAATCATTATCATTACAACTTGTGACAGAACATCTTTGTCTAACTTCTATTTCATTATTATATCCGTCTATGTCACCACCCCAACTTTTACCCGAACCCCATGTATCAGTATAACCAAAATACAAATTGTTTCCTTTTTGTATGAGGTCTATTGTATTGTTTTGGTGGTCGAAAGAAAAATTTACGAGGTTGTTATAACCTATTTGGTCAATTGATAAGTCTGCATTGTCACCACCATTGACTTGTTCTACATGAACGTGATTATCGTCTGCATATGAAAACATAGGGATTGTTAAAATCCCTATGAAAAGAATTGTTTTCTTTAAAATATCCATTGTAATATTAATATTGTTAATATACCTTTACACCATGCAAACCACATAGCTTGATATTGAGAAATTCCGAATTCGTTTAACCACCATTCGGTTCTTCTCTCATGCCACTTAAAGACTTTTGATAAAATATCCATAAGTTGCCTCCTATGTATTATTTAGTTGGATTGATTGATAAAGATACGTATACTTGGGTCACCATTTCCGAATTCTATGATACCCTGATAACCTTCGACATTTGTTTCAATAAATCCACTTCCACCTTGTGTAATGATAATTTCAATCACACCATTTACATTTCTGAAAAGATATAAATCTCCGTCTTGCACAAAAACATTATATTGTGAATCTTTGTTAAATCCTATCACGGCACCTTGTAAATCAAAGTCACCAGCACCACCTTTCTTTTGTGCATCTCCTAATTTAACTGTTGTCCTTTCTAATTCCTCTACTACGTCTAGTAAATCGGTGAGAAAGTCTACGTCTAGTAAGTCTATATCTAATTCAGTGAAGTCGTCTTCAAGTGTATCTTCAAGTGCATCTCCTTCTAACTCATTGAATTCTAAGAAGTCTACGTCTAGTATTCCTTGGTCTTGATTTTGGTCGTCTTGTGCTTCCTCTTCTATTTGTTCTTTAATCTCTGTTGGTGGATTGACGATAAACATATTGTCAATCATTGAAGTTGTTAGGTTATTAATTACTACTGAACCTGTTGGTGGTTGGTCAACACTTGATACCATTGTTGCTTGATATGCCTTATTCAGTATAGTTTCACCTCCTTCATTATAAACTCTAATCTCACCTGAAGGTGTAATTCCGTCTTCGTCAGGCAAAAGTATAACGAGTGTTCTTCCTAGCTCGTCAACTGTAGTTGTGAAATCTGTTCCGTTAATTGCAATTTGTGCTGTCGGTGTTGATATGTCTATATTTGCTTTCTTTATTTTTTTACCTTGACCTGAAGCAAATCGTGCCGTCCCTTGAACCATTCTCATAGCCATTTTTGATTTGGACGGATTGGGGTCATAATACACTTCGTCAATGTATACGATAGTGTGTTCAATTAAATCAAGTTCTTCTTCGTCCAAGAACTCAATCTTCATTCTTCCGTTTACTGTTTCTGCAACGTCATACAATTCAATATCATAACCTACTTCAGGTGATATGAAATCTGTATTTTGACGTGTAATTTTTCCGAGTCCGATAGACTCTACGATATCTCCAATGGGGTCACTGAATGCAACCCCACTGAATAACAACAAATTAAGAATCGCTAGATGAATCTTTTTGATTGATTTGAATTGTTGCATTGTCACTTGTTATATCCAATGTAATAATTGCATCAGGTGATGAGCAACCAGTCACGGAAGCTGCACAAGTTCCTGAAATTTGGTTTATGTCTACGTCTGCACTATCTCCGTTAAGTGTAAACGTTAAAGACTGTTCACCATCGTTTTGTAATGTATTAACATTGTTAGAACCTCCAGTAATATCGAAGTTCCAAGTTATATCGTCACTTTCCCAATCAACGTCAAAAACATTTGAACTACCGATTAGTATTAAGTCTGCGTCTAACCTTTCTGCACTAAAGAAATAACCTTGGTCGAGGTCGAAAGTATTACTACTTCCAGTCACGTCAAAGTTTATGTCTGATGAATCTGCACTTCCTAGGTATCCAATATTCCAGTCTATACTGTTAGAATCTCCAGTGAAGTCTAACTTATAAACAGAACTATCAGCAACAACTGGCCCGAATAGGACGTTGCTATTTCCTGTAAAATCCAAATCAAAGTCCAAAGTAGAACCAGTAATACTCATTGCAGATAGTGAACCCGAAGACCCATTATCTCCCCCTATCTTATTACCGAATCCAATTTGGTCTATGTATAAATCAAGAGTGTCACCAGTTTGTGTAATCTTGATTTCATTGTCATCAGTGGCTTGTGCGAAAAGGAATGTTGTCGACATTAAGGATAATAATCCTAAACTAATTAGTTTCTTCATTTTCGTTTTCTACCTCTTTTATTTTCCAATAACCACGTTCATGGCCTTGGTATACTAATTCCAGCACGGCTGCTTCAATAGCAGTCCTTACTGCGTAAGTCACTGATTCATTATTTCCCACTCCGTCTTCAATCTCTACTAGTTGGGTTCCTTGTTCGACAAATTTAAATATGTCACCACCTCCACCAACGGATAGTATAGACTTCCGAGTTTGAACATTAAGTAATACCTCTCCAGTGAGAACACTAACTGCTCTCATTGAAATGGTCACAACATCTTGACGATATTGTTGACTAAATCCAATACCGAGGGTTCTTGCGCCTGAGCCTCCAGTTTGAATATTAGTATCATACCCTATTATTCCACCTTCAATTATAATTCCAGCAAATAATAATGGTTGAACTCCTTTGGGGTCTTCCCCTGAAATTTTCGCAAAATCTTGTCTTGCAGAACGAATGATTTGTCTTTCTCGAACCAACGCATCGATTCCATTTCGTTCTACAACTCTAAACCAAGTTCCACCTCCAGCAGTCTTAAGTGCATCGATAACCATTTCGACACCACCTTGGGTGACTGCAGTCGAGAAGTCTGCGATTCCCTCTCTTGCTTTTCTTTGACCAGTTTTATCGTTAAAAGTATATACTGCAACAATTGGTCGTTCTTCCGCAGGTGGAAGGTTTAATAACTCTACATACGAAGGTAATTTGACAACTTCGGGAAACTCTACACAAATATAATCTCTTGTGACTGGTTTCTTAATTCCAGTTATCATATCCTTACGGACACCTTGTTCCCAGTTTCTACAATCTTGGGGTGTTTCCGTGAACTTTGGGACTGACGCACAACCACTTATTAGAAGGGTTAGTGCAAGTAAATACTTAACCACCTGAACCACCATCAGGGTCTTGAGCAAAATTACCCGTTCCGACTGGGATTTCTATAACTGTAGAAGTTCCGTCCTCTGCAACAACTGTAAGTTTAATAAACTCAGCACCCGTTTCATCGGTGACTACTTCCCATGTTATAGTGTTTCCTTCTAATATGAATGACCCGAAACCAGCAGGATTATCATTTGCAAACATTGATTCAACTAATTGTTTTGCAAATTGTGCGTAAATTCTGCTTTCGAGGTTCCTAATAAATTTTGCTAGGGTTGTATTCTCTGCTTCTCTCTCAGCTGCTTTCCTTGCAGATTCTAATGCGTCCTCTATTGCTTTCTTACGGCTAGACTCTTGGTTCTCAATTGTAAGATAATGAGCACCCGTTCCGATACCTGAGAATGAAGGGTTTTTAAACTTGTGAACTATCTCTGTTCCGTGAACTTGGAATGATAGTAAAATTGAAATAAAACAAATTGGTAAAATATATTTAATCATTATTAATGGTTTTAGCCGAAATCTTTTTCTTTTCATTTTCACGATATTCTAGAACTACGTCAACTTTTTCTTTAAGACGTATGAGGTCTTGGTCTAACATTCTAGTTTGGTCAATTACTCGGATTAGTGCAAAATGCATTTTTTCAATTTCGGGGTCTATCTTTTCACCAATAAACCACCATACATAATATACGAAATATCCTAGTCCTACCATCATAACAACTGGGAATCCGTAATCGGTTATTAGTTCGACAATTAAGGGGACTTCGGCTTCCATGTTAATCCCTTCTTACATCAAGTTTCCCGTCTTCTATAAAGTTCTCTGCTCTTGCAACTCTCTCTATATCAGGTCTTAACTCTAATGCACTTGACACTAGCATATCAATCTTTATCATTTCGTTAGACATTGTTCTTGCACGATTTTCTAACGATTCACAAAACATTGTAAGTGTCTTTATATTATCGACTATTCCTTCGAAGATTTGTTTGATGACCATGAATATAAAGAATCCCATTACTAATGCCATTGCAATGGGAACTCCAACGTCACCTATCAAATTAAATACTTCTTCCATACCTTCTATTTATAATAAAAAGGGGGACACTGTCCCCCTAAAATGATTTTTTGTCAACTAATTAAAGTTGGTCACGAATTTCTGAAATAACTGCAGCTTTAGCACCACTCTTCTTAACTTTTAGATTTTTCTTCTCTGCAAGTTCAATCAGTTGGTTCTTAGTTAACTTCTTTAGTTCTGCAACACTTGGTTTTTTAGGTGTTGAAACTGGTGCTTCAACATTTACCTTTTTATCTTTTTTGTTGTTTGAAATAAAGTAAGCAACTACTAATACTGCTACTATAATTCCTATAATTTCCATAATTATATACCTCTAATTTATTTATCTAACAATGGGTTTTTGTCTTTTGCTTTACCTATTGCAAGTGCAAGGACTTCTAACCATTTATACACTTTAGCCCAAACTTTATCGTCTGCTGGTGTTGGTGTTAAAGCAACAATCACACTACAGATTGATATTACCACTGGAATTACCATAAGTAAATTCCAAATTCCCATAATGAAATCTATGATAGCTGAGAACATAGTTCCTCCTGTTATATTTATAATCCCTATATTTAGGTATTATTTGACCCAATTGAGTATTTTGTTGTCAATTTCCACTCGTTTTTTTCTCTAAATGGAATGATTTTTATCTGACTTAAGGGTGCTTTGGGTTCAGATACTTGGTGCGCATGAACTACTGACACTAGGTTCCATTGTTCCAAAAGTGACACTATAGTGTTCCGTCTTGCAATATCTGATTCGTCTAAGTTAGAAGGTTTCCCGTCTAACAAAAATAATTCTTTGAAATGTGTTATATAATACTTACCACGTTTGTGAAGTATATGACATGATTGGAAAAGTTCTTTATCTTTACGAGAAGCCACACCAATTCTAGATAGTGTTTCTCTTATTTTTAAAAAGTCCTCTTTTTCGGGAAATGTGACCTCTACTAGGTCTTTGACTATATTATCTTGGTCATCTATCATCTTTACCACCAGTTTTCATTTTGTTTTTCAATTCACGATATTGTTTCTCAGATAGCAAGTTGACATACTCTTTTGCCTCTCTCGTTGATATCTGATAATACTCTTTTAAAGTATCGAGTTTTTTACTAACATAGGGTTTACTCCACTTGGAAAACCTTTGTCTTTTCCTAAGAGTATTTAGGAAAAACACGTATTGAAGACGATTGTCCACCCCGTGTCTGACGTTCATTTCGTTAGTAAGAAAAACAGAATCTTGGTGATAAGATAATGCTTTGTTAGTTAAGAATGGTTGATATGCTTTCTCTTCGATATCATCAACCATGATATCTTTTTTGTCGTAAGAGACCGACTTTACAAAATCAAAAGGATTTCGTTTAGACATTTCTTAGATATTCGTCTAACAGTTTATCACCTTTGAGTTCTTCTCCAAAGTAAACTGTATATCCATCATGTGTTTTTCTTTCAACAAGTCCACTGTTATATTGAATATCCAATACAGATTTCCCGTCTTCAGTGTCTTGTGGTCTAGTGTCATAGAACATTGAACTAATTGAGTGTGCATGAACTGATTTAACTTGTTTTGACCACTCTTCTGCTTTTAGTATGTCCCTTTGACGTTGAACTTTATCATCATATTGTGTCATGTTATTTTATCCAATAAATCTAAATCTTGATTTTTGTCAAGAAGTGTCACTTCAAAAGTGGGTTCACCTACAGTTCCACCATACTCAACTGAATATGGGATTGATACACCTTTACTTGAGGCAGTGTCCACCTTCTCAGTAAATGTTTCGTAATCTTCTTTACTTAATAAAGCTTTCATGTATTATCTCCGTCATTATATTTAACTTTCGATTTATCAAACATTCTATCTTCCTGTCTTTGAAAAGACTTTTCGATTCGTTTGTCAAACCATTTTCCTATTTTATCAAACCATTTTCTAAGTTTATCCATTTTTGAATTTACACTCCGACATAATTTCTGTTAAACATGCAACGAAATTAATTTCTGAATCCATTGCAAAGGCAGACTTATATTGATAGTCTGCAATAAAAAGAACTGCAGCTGGAACACTAGAAGGTTCTAGTCTTTGTTCCAATGCATTAAAAACCTTTCTATATAGTGTATCAAAATCATTATCACTATTCTGTCCAACCCACGTTCTCATTCCTTTCCAGTTCTTATCTGCAATCATATCAATGAGAGGTGTAAGTTTCTCTTCGGCTAGTGTTGCAATAAGACCAGTGTCAATAACACCACCAACACCATAACGTTGCACTTCATTGATACACCTTCTGAAATCGGGGAAGAACTTTAGAATAAGTTCTACCAAAACCTTTTCGTCATATTTGATATCTTCCAAATCACAAATCTCTTTGAGTCTTGTAAGGAAAACACCAGCAAGTGTTTGTTTGTCTTTTGGTGTTAGTTTAAAATCTATTACAGTTGTTCTTGAATGTAGTGGTTTGATTATTCTATTCTTGTAATTACAAGTGAATATGAATCTACAGTTAGAAGAGAACTCTTCAATAAAGTTTCTCAACGCAGGTTGAACTGAGTCTGCAGAAATATAATCTGCTTCGTCCAGTATCACAACCTTTGCACCACCACTTAGGGATACTGTAGATGCAAAGTTTTTGATTTTGGTTCTCAGTGTATCAATCAATCTACCTTCATCAGAACCATTGATAACGATAAAGTCTGCACCCATTTCATTACATAATGCTTTTGCAACTGTAGTTTTACCTACACCAGCAGAACCACATAACATAAGATTGGGTATCTCACCTTGATTGACGAATTCTTTGAATGTGTCTTTAAGACTCTGAGGTAGTATCGTGTCCTCAATTGTTTGAGGACGATACTTTTCTACGAATAAAAATTCACTCATGGTTGCAGAATCCCCTCCGAAACTACAGTGTAATCCACCCTTGAAGATTGATGAGAAGGACTACTCCCGTATGCATTGTAAAAGGCTGGCACAATACTTACACTAGTATATAGGTTAAACATTGTATTTAGAATCAGGCTCCAATGCAATAAAATACTCCAAGTCAATATCTTTGTTCTTGAAGTGTGAAATACCTTTAGACGAAACTAAGACTTCATAGTTTCCATCTAACACTTTAAGGTTCTCAATCTTAAAGTTCATAGTGTATGAAACACCATTTCCTTCACCCACGATTCTTGAGAATGTGTTTGAAGTTGTATTCTTCTTATCTGTCACTTCCAATTTGATTGTAGTTCCGTCTGAACTTAAAACCAAATCACCAACACCTAACACACTAGCTGCTTTCTGCAACTCATTCAATAGTGTAGATGAGATATCAATACCAATTTCTGCATCAGGCATTGTTATCATTTTCTCGGGTGCAGTCACCATACCTTCACTTGCATAGAAATACGCAAGACTTGAATTGTTATCTGCAACTGTTAGACTTGCATCACCGAATTGAAAATCGGGGTCTTCCAATAAAGACGTTGCACCCAAAAACTCGGGTAAGTTGTAGATAGAAAAATCCGTTGGGAATGATTCTTCTACAGTTGCAACTGCAAGAATATTTTTCATATTTGAGATTGTCTGAAGTGTATTTCCTTGACCAACCTTTATACCTTGGTTGATTGTTGAAAAGTTCTTCAACACATCTCTTGTTTCATTACTAATTTTCATCACTTTTTAGCCTCCTTTTCTGCCTTATCGTGAACATGAAGCATGAATAGACCATAATGTAAAACCTTCAAAAGGTCTGCTCTATTCTTACCATCTTTTTTTCCGTATCTTTGTGCATATTTCATTATGTTTCCGATACAAAAACCTTCCCCATGACCACTGTCAATAATGAATTCAGTGGACTGGTATTTGTTTAAACTGTAATGTTTGTCGTAAGTCGAATCAATATACGAGGAGAACTCTTTAATGAGTTCACCCTCGTTATATTTGTAATCAATCTTCTTGTTTTTTCCAAACATATTAATTATTATACTCTGAGGTTTCAGTTTCGTCAACTGGGTTTTCCTCATTTAAATCGACACCTGCGTCAATCTTAGTGTAAAGGTCGAGGATACTATTTCTAGTTTCTTCGTCAAACCTTGAAATACACATTTGGATTGACTTGAGTTTGTCACCAAACATTCTGTATGCATTCACAATGTGAACCAGTCTTCTAGTAGTGACAACGTCATCAATCGCACCTTCGTAGAAGGTTTTTCTGATTATGTCTGCCCAATCTACTAGTTTGGTCACGAACTCTGAATCAACTTCACCAGTCAATTCCATTTCTTTTGAAAGAATTTTTCTCTCAGTAGTCACTGGAGGATATTCTTGTTGCATTGTGATTGCAAACCTTTCCAACATGGCTTCGTTCATGATTTGAGTTCCAATGAACTTTCCATCTTCAGAACCTTGTCCTTTAGTGTTTGCAGTTGCAAGAATTGTGAAACCTTGTTTTGGAGTCACCCACTCACCAGTTTTCTTGATTAGGTATCCTTTACCTTCAAGAACTGATTGTAGACACATAAGTTTGTTAGAACCTAAGTCAACTTCGTCTAAGAGAAGGACAGCACCTTTTCTCATCGCTTTGATAACAGGGCCTTCTCTGAAGACTACATTACCATTGACTAGAGTGTGACCACCCATTAGGTCGTCCTCATCAGTCTCAATAGTGATGTTAACTCTGAAAAGTTCTCTCTTCAATTGAGCACATGTTTGTTCAATCATAAGAGTTTTACCATTACCACTCAAACCAGTAATGAATACTGGGAAGAAGATTTTAGACTTGATTATGTTCTTGACATCTTTGAAGTGTCCAAAAGGAACATAGTTAGACATTTTCTCGGGAATGATTTTTACATTGTCATTCAGATTAACAGACTCAGTCGCAGCGGCAACTGGCATATTTTGTGGAGCAACTGGTGGTGCAATAGAAACCACTTGAGGTGCAACTGGAGGAACAACTTCATTTTCAGAATATCCACCATTGTATCCACTGAGAACTTGGGTTAAATTAAATACCCCATTGTCTCTAAAATTGTATCTAGAAGACTTGACCCAATATGGGAATGAACCCACTGTTTCAATTTCTTCCTTCGTAAAAACCGATTGTTCGGGATACGTCTTGGAAAGTGCTTCCAAGAATTCCTTCCTATCGGGTGTGAAGTGAAAAGGTTTTCCGTCTATAGAAATCGATTCACTTCTGTCATAACTTCTTTTATCCATATTTTTACTCCTTTTAAAAGTTGTTAAATTTCTCATCAGTTATTAGTATACTAAAAAGTGAGGGTCATTGTCAACCCCTTTACTTAATAGTTTCAAATCTAGTTCCCATTTTAGCTTGTTGTTTCTCATTCAACTCACCACCATTATTAACCCATATTCTAAATGCAAAACATTCCTTCTTTTCGGATTTACATTCATTAACCAGTGGACAATCATATCTGACGCAAGGGGAAGGCCCCACGTCCATAACTGCATCTGCAAATTTACTGTAATCATTTACACTTGAAATATAATAAGCAGGGTCTACTTGATATGTCTTCATTATGCTATCTCCTTAATAAATTCATTAGTTAAAAATCTTGAAGTTGTTTTAGACTTTTGGTTTTTCTTGAAAGCAGCTAGAACTCTAACTTTTTTCGCATCGATAAACTCATCGTCTAACTCATCAGTTCCTTCGGTTCCGATTGCACTAGCAGCGGTAATGAAGAGTTTGTTATATCCATGACAATTCACAACCATACCAGTTTTTCTACACTCTAACCACTCAGATTTGTAATCTCTCCAGTAATCATTTTCATTTTTCACTTCACTGTAGATTTGAACAAAGTCTTGTTTCTTACCAACAACGAAGTATCCAGTGACAATCACACCAGTTTCTTTTGCAATCCAGTCAAGGATATTCTGAGTTCTTTTGAAGTCACCACCTCTGTAGTATCTTCCTGTAGAAATAGGATAGACTCTTCTTGAATAAGGGTCAATGATTTCTATATGTCTTTCAAAGTCCCAAGAATCTTCACCATTCAATTGTTCTTTTTCTTGTTCTCTCATATCTTCAGATGAAGATAAGATACTTGAACCATGAGAATACCCATCAGTGATAACTGTTAGAATTGATTTCTCAATACCATAGTCTTTTCTGAAATCTCTTAGAAGTGTTCTCATTGCAAATAGTGTATGGTCAAGAGGTGTTCCACCAAGATTGAATCTATGTGGAATTGAATGACTTGGTAGGTAAATGTAATACCCCCCATATTCTTGAACATAGTGTGTTCCTTCGAACCAGTCATTCCAAATCTCTAAAGACTTCTCAAATTTTCTTCCAGCACCACTAAGTCTATCTGCAAAGTAGTCATTCCAAATCTGAGAAACATACGTGAACATTTCTTTGTATTCTCTAGTGTTTTGTTTGTCTGAGAATAATTCAAGTAATTGTCCGTCTTCTCTAGACCATTCTTCATCTACTCTATTGTAAACGTCTGAGAAGAGATACACTCTATGAGGAATATTTGCTTTTCTACAGAACATTGTTAGAATAAGTGCTTGTTCTAGAAGGTCAAGAACTTCTCTATGAATTGAACCACTCCAGTCAATCAATACGTTAACACCATGATTCTCACCTTCAGGCAAGTAAGTCACTCTTTTGAAAATGTCGTCAACAATCTGATACTTTGCAAGTCTATTCATATCAAGTTTACCAGTTTTACCACTGAATGCATGAACAGCTCTTTTTGCAGATTGTTTCATTTCGAATTCCTTCACCATATGATTCACAATCTTTTTGTTTTTTGCATCTAGTTTGTTCATAGTGTGAAGTGCAACTTCTTTGTTTTTTTCTTTTCCGTTAACAAAGAATGAACCTCTCATATCTTTTAGTAAATCTTTGTAAGACACTTTGACACTTCTCATCATGTCATTTTCTTTGTTGAATTTTTTACCAAGGTCAACACTGATTTTTACAATGTTTTCTTCAGAGTATAATTTACCTTCGTTGTTATGTGCATTTTGTTCTGTAATAGATTCCCTTGCACCATCTTCGTCATCATACTCACCACTGGAAGCTTCTTTACCACCAGTCATTTTTCTTTGTGATTTACCTTCTTCTTCGGTTTCTTCTTCAGACTTTTCTTCACCTTCTTCTTCTTCTTTTTCTTCACCACCATTAGAATCTTCTGAATCTAACTCGGGAAGGTTGTCTTCGTCTTCGTCTTCTTCATCTGAATCACCAAAGTCATTGTTGAACTCTTCAGACTCGTCTTCGTAATCTTCGTCTTCTTCGTCATCACCAATATCAAACATTTGAGGAACCATTTTTTCATCTTCCTCAGTTCTTGTTTCGTTTTCTTTTGACCACTCGTAAATAGCAGTTGCACACTCTTCAACCTCTTCCCAAGTCTGACATCTGTTAGACCAGTCAAGGAAGAATTGTTCTTCTTTAGTAAGTGTGATATTAACCCTTGAACCACATTTTGTGATAAGGTTGATTTTGTCAATCAATGAAAGTTCTTGTAGATTTCTTCCTTTGATTCCGAAGAAATCCATATCCATTAATTCGTTGTAAGCTTTGTAGAATGATTTTCTAAGACCTTGATATTTGTTCTTAATCATTCTCTCAATCCTAACGTCTTCAACAACATTAAGATATCCTTTAAGTGTTCTGTTTTTTGTCACTGCAGAGTGAACACCTTCATATGGTGTATTCAGTGCATGAGATACTTCGTGACCCATAAACAAGTCATAAAGTTCGGGTGATATTTCATCTTTAAGAATAGGACAACAAAGTATTCTATTCTCTAAATCGAAGTATGCAGTTGGAACCTTCTTATGAACTATAGTAAGGTTTTCCGTAGCCATTAACTTGGCAAGTGAGTCTTTTTGATTTCTAATTTGATTTGTCATAATATAAGTATACTAAAAAGTGAAGGTCATTGTCAACACCTAGGAACAAATTAATTCCCAAGAACCTGAAACACCGATTGCAGAATTGTCACAACCTTGTCCGTCAAACCACCATTCAACTTCTAAACCTTTGAATGATTCTGCATAAATGATACCATTGAAAAATGAACCCATTCTTTCACTGAAGTCATTTGTTTCTTGGACTCTGCATTCAATAAATGGAAAGTCATTGTTCACAACCTTAGTAATATAACCCTCATAGATTTTACCACTTTGTTTGTATCTAATAAAGTCGTGTTCACTTAAAAAATCTATATTATCCACAAGGGCCTCCCATGTCTACTACATCGTCCCACATTTGGGACACTAAGACACTTCTTGCATAGTCTATGATATTTGCACCATGCACATCATCTCCAGTGAATTTATATACTTTATATACGTTTGATATATTGAGTGCAGAAACCACATCAATATCGGACATAGAATCTACGTCTTGCACGATTCCGTCCATTATTTGGTCGTTATAGATATTTGACATATTTACTCCTTTTTTTCTACTATACTAGTATACTAAAAAGTGAGGGTCATTGTCAAATTTTTATGGATTAATTTGTCTTAATTTGTAATGGTCTGCCGAGAAGTCTTTTGTTCTCTCGTCTGTAAGGATATTTTCTCTGTTGTTTGAAAACCACATTGAAATGGTATATCTAGAACCTCTACGAACTGGATAAACTCCATGTTTTAGTTCTAAACCTTTGAATACAATACCTTCATTTGCAACTGGTTCAATAATAGTTCCAGTCGGCCCCATCTCGGGAAAATAGGTTTCACCACCTCTAAATGATTCATGACCATTTAAATAAAGAATAACAGTCCATTCTCTACTAGGTGATTCTTCTATTGCATTGTTTTCTAATTCTACTGAAGAATAAGTGTCTAAGTGTGGTTCTTGAACACCACCGATTTCCCATTCATTGATTGCAGTCATTTCGGGATATACTCTTGTTCCCACTGCATGATATATTTCACTGGTCACGTCATGACCAACTCTATTGAAAATATCTCTTACCCAGTTCGTGTGTATATGAATGAGGTCAATTCCTCTATAGTCCGAACCATCTCCGACTTGTCTAAGATGTTTGTGATTCTTGAACCACTCTATCAGACTCTTCGATTCCTTCTCCGTTATTAGATTCGGCATTCTGATTAGATTCACGTTCTGCGATTGCTCTTGCATAGGCCATTCTTCTTTCATAATCTTCTCTTTTTCTTTTCTCTTTAGGACGAACTTTTAATGCACGTTCTAATTTGAGTCTAGATGCACGTTGTAAGAATAGGATACCATTCAAGTGGTCACACTCATGTTGAACACACCTTGCACCTAAACCATTAAGATAAAGTGTATGTTCTTCACCTTCTGCATCTTGATATTTAAATTCTATTTCTTTTGACCTTTTTATCATAAGGTAAAGGTCGGGAAAGGATAGACAACCCTCTTTCATTAAATCTGTTTCTTGTGATACTTTAGTTATTTCGGGATTAAAGAATGCAACGATTCCTTTATCTGCAGTTCTCATAACAAAAACTCTATAGTTTAATCCAACTTGATTTGCAGATAATCCAATACCACCAAATTGTTCCATTGCAGTTGCAAGGTTCTTTTCAATTTCTTTTGGGTCTTCGGGTGGATTCTCGAAGTCGAATTCAGGTGGTGGTGTTCGTAAGACTCTTGAAGCCTCGTCTATCAATTCTAACATATTATACTAACGGGTAAACCCCTCCTCCTTTGACTTGCACGTTTGATATTTCGAATCCAAAGAAATACAATATTGCATTCCATATTTTTTGACCTTGTTTCTTAATCCAGTTAAATGCACTTTGTATTCTCTTAGTTATTTCTCCAAGAATCTTCTTAGCTGTTCTTGCAACTTTTGAAGAAAAGTCTTTTGACATTTTTATAAGTTTATTTATTAACTGAGATTCAGTGAGATTTTCAACCTCTTCTGTTAAAAATAGATTCGAATTACCACACTCGTTATATACAATGTCTGAGAGGGTGTCCATGTTTAGTTTTTGTTTTGCTTTCTTACTTCTTAAAGATAAGTATGGTGAACTTTTACCACTTGATTTAAATGATACATAAAAATCATTTCCTGAGGCAAGTGCTCCACCATGTTTGATTGGGTCTGTTAATTTTTGAACGTGAGATAAACCACCACCTTCATAGAAGGTTGCAATCATTGTAGCAGTTGGCCAAGTATCTTTACCAAACTTTGCATGACCTGTCGCTGCTTCATAACAAAAAAGTTTTTTCAAGTCGTCATTATTGTTAAAGGTTTTTTCAATTCTTTCATTTAATTCTTTTGCAAAGTTATGACCAATATCTAATTCTGCAAGTTTCTCTTCTTCTTCTCTTGATATACTGTCTTTACCCTTGAGTTGTTCTAAATCACCTACAGCACCTTTATGAGATAACTTAATCATTTTCTTTTCTAGTTCTTTGACTAACTTTTGTGCTTCTTTTTGACCACTGGAAGAATTTCCATATGCTCTCATTGCAGCTTCTACTGTAGATATTGCTTCTGATTTACCAGCAGACATTAACTGAGAACCACCCGATTTTTTAAGTGATACTCTAATCTTACCACTCTTATCCATAAGGTCGGTTTTAGGTGTAGTGTTTGTTCCTTTCCATTCTTTAGTAAGTCCACCCACTTTCATAGAACCAGTTTGTTTGAGTTCTGTTATACCTAATTTGTTTTTGAAATCTATCGCAGTCTTCATTGCAGACTCTTCCCAATCAGTCCAATACTTATCGAATCTCTGCCACTCAGGTGAGTTATAGTCTATACCTTTTCCTAATTTTTGAAGTCCTACTGCAATACCAGCTTCCCAATCTTCACCCGTTGGATTTTTTTGATTTACGGGTGAGAAACCATTACCACCTTTTAGAACATTTCCTAATGTAGTTCCAAACACTTGTTTGAAGTTCTTAGGTGTCCATAGTGTTAAATCTTTTTCGTCACCTGCTCTTGCAAGTTCACTAGACAATTCGTTCCAAAGGTCTTTATCTCTTATCTTTAATTCATTCCCGTCTTTATCCAGTAATACTCCGTCTTCTGCCTTGTTAATGAATCCTTGTCTATTTTGTCTTTTAAATAAATCACCTTTAGACATTTTAGACCCTTCAGATATAACTTTAGGTAAGTCTAATTTGACCCCTTCGTATGTTGGATTATTGAATTCTGAGAATGATTTCATATTACTATTTATATTATTCTGCAATTCTTGAGAAGTTTTTGTATTTCTCAAACCTAATAACGTCATTAAATTTATCATATAATGTTTCTCCTTTATGAGATATGATAAATGCATTTGTCTTTTCCGTCAAGGTGTTTAGTAATTTTAAGAAATCGTCTGTTCCTTGTGAGTCTAATGAAGAATCGAAAACTTCGTCTAATATTAATAAGTTAGTATTTACTGAGTTCTTCATTCTTGCAACGGCTCTCCATGTAAATAGAAGTGCAAGGTCGATTCTCATTTTTTCTCCTTGTGAGAAGTTATCATATTTGAATACGTCCCTAAACCTAGACTTGATTGTTTCTTCAAACTTTTCATTCAATTCAAAACCTACATAGAATTCTAATTGTGCAAGATACTTGTTTATGAGTTTGTTCATGATTGGAACATACTGTTTGATAATCTTTTGTCTTACACCTTGGTCACGTAATAACACTTGTGCAATTTCATAGTAGTGTCCATTCTCTGTAAGTGTTTCTTTCTTTGCATGTAGAATATCTAGTTTGTCTTCACTATCGTTGATTCGTTCTGAAACGTCACCATTACCATTTCCTTCTGCTTTTAGTTCTGCAATTTCTTTCTGAATCTTTTGAACAAACTTTTGGTTAGATACAACTTCTGTTTGAAGAATACCAATTTCTTTTTGAATCTGAGTTATCTCGTCTTGAATTCCATTGATTTCTTGGATTCTGTCATTGAGTTCCTCAGTTTGGAGTTCGAGTTTTGACACCGCCTCCTTGATTTCTGCAATCTTATCCTCTTTTTCCTTAATGTGTTTTTTCTTGTGTTCACTATCTAAACCCTGTTTGCATGTGGGACAATCGTCATTGTTCTCATAGAATTCAATGTCTTTAATTGCTTTTCTTCGAGCGTCCTCGAGTCTAGCCTCCATGTCAACTGTTTGTTTGAGTCTATCTTCTTTAGTATCTTTATCTGAGATGGTGGATTTTTTCTCCACCACATTTTCCGTCTTTTCATCTATTTCTCCCAAAAGGTTATTAATATTCTCTTGAGTTTCATTAACAGTGTTCTCATATTTTGATATTTTTGCATCTCTATTTTCACGAAGTGCATTAAGTTGTTCATTCAATCCATTAATTCTTTCTTCAAGAAGTTCGATTTCATGATTATTCTCTCTAACCTCAACAGTATGGTTAGAAATCTTTTTCTTTAGGATATCTCCCATTGTGGAAAAGATTGATATATCCAAAAGGTCTTCTACAAGTTTACGTCTTTCAACTGCTCTTAATTGCATGAAAGGTGTAAAGTTTGCCGACCCTAGGATTGCAACTTGAGTAAAGGAACGATAACTCATTTTGAGTATGTTCTTTTCTAAGTGTTCTTGATAATCTCTGACTGTTGCATCTTGATTGACCAACACGTCATTGACATATAGTTCGAATTTGTTTGGTTTTGCACCACGAATTACTTTGTATTGTTTCCTACCAATAGAGAACTCTACGACTACTATGAGTCCTCCACCATTTACAGAATTGATTAGAAGTTCTTTTTTTAGATTTCTGAATCCTTTACCATACAAACCAAAACACAATGCATCTAAAAGTGTAGATTTACCAGCACCATTATCACCTAAGATAAGTGTTGTTTGGTGTTTGTCTAATTGTATTTCAGTAAATTTATTTCCACTGGATAGTAAGTTCTTATATCTTACTTTCTTAAAATTTATCATAGATAGTTATGTTCGTCCAAAGCCTCATTATATAAAGAAGTCATTAAATCAGAAAGTGGTTTTTTCTTTCCTTGTATTTCAAGTCCGTCAATATAATTATTTAATATAGTTAGGGTGTCTTCGATATCTTCTATATCATCGTCCCCATAGAAATCCATGTGTTTGTTATCGTCTACAACTGCAACGTGTAGTGGATTCGCAGAATGTAATTTATCTAAGAATGTATCAAACCAATATGGGTTTTCTTTATTCACTACGATAACTTTTACAAATTTACCTCTGTATTTTTCATAATCTGCATTACTAATAGTTTCAAAAGTTTCTTTCTCGTCATTATAGAATGCCTTTTCAAACATTGTAATTGGATTTAGAATAGGTGAAAGTTCTTGTGTATCAGTATCAAAGATATGGAAGTATTTGTTATCTCCATAATCTGACCAAGTAAATTGCATTTGAGAACCAAGATATCTGATATTTGCAAACTCAGATTTTTGGTGAAAATGTCCACTTAATACTTTCTCAAATCTTTTTACATAAGAATGGTCAAGTCCATGTTGACATGTCATGCCTGGCATCATTAATGCACCTTCAAACTCAAAGTGACCCATACACCAACTTGCATTTGCAGACAATAAAAAGTCTACTGCATCTGCATAGTTCTCGGGATTAATCCATGGGACAAGTGCAATATTGAATCCGTCATACTCTTTTACTTCACACTCTTGAATAACATTCACATTTGGTTGGTTATATAATAATAACTCGGGGGAATTGACTTCGTTGGTATTCTTATAATAAGTATCATGATTACCAAGAATCAAGTCCATAGTAATATCACGTTCATTCATAGGTTCGATAAAGTGTTTGATATTTGCTTTCATGGAAGCAAAATTTATATACTTTCTTCGGTCAAAATAATCACCTAAGTGTATTATGTGTTTAATGTCATGTTCGTCCAAATAAGGGAAGAACACTTCATTATAAAATCGACCTTGGTAATTTGACATTTCTATCATATCACCACGAACACCACAATGGGTATCATTCAGTAATGCTATCTTCATTCAGTAAATTTTTCTAAGTTTGATGTTTTCTTTTTTGTTGATTTCCTTGACTTTCGAGGTTCATAGTCGACACGATTCATATTCTCTTGCATCCACTCAACATTCGTATTGATAAGTGTTGGGTCGTGTTCTCCGTCTATAGTATTAAATGCATCAGTAATCATACCAGCTGCGTCTGTTGCCTGTTGTTTGATAAAGACTTGTTTTTTCTCCTTTTGAATTCGTCTTAGGAAGGCATAATAACAGATTTGAGTGATATATGCGAATGCATTATCTGATTTCTCTCTGTTGAAATTTCCGATATATTGAATACAATTCTCAATTGCATCACATATCATTTCATCTCTATATGTGTAATTGATAAAATTAGGACGAGTCGATAATCGAGTCGCAATTTTATAGATACATTCACCAATGTATTCTGGCATTCTTGGGGGTGTTTTACCCTTTGATTCGGCAAGTTTAACTGATTCGTTGAACTCGGCGACTGCTAGTGTGAACTCTTTGTTGTTAACATAGTGTTCATTCTGTTTTTTAGTAGTCATGTATCTATTATACACAAAAATCCTTATATTGTAAGGGGGTTTTTAAGTATTTATTTTTCAGAGTATTTTAAGTTGATTTTACTATGGTGTTGTTCGTCTGCACGAACTTTTTTGATTAAGTCGGATAATTTTGCAGTCTTTTTCATTTTATAGTAATCGATTGCAAGTTGTGGTGCTGGAACATTCTCTACTTCTCCAGTTTCTACCATGTGAAGATATTCTGTATACGACTTTACTGCTTCTTCTTCAAAGTAATGAATCATTCTATGTGCAGTCTTGGGAAAGAAAACATATAATATAAAATAGAATATCCAAAAGATTCCTTGGGAAAATAAGACTAACCACCTTTCTAAAAAGTTAGGTTTGGTGATTTCTATAAAGAACATGAGGTGCATTCTCTCATTCTCTGCCTCTGCAAGTAGTTCTCTTATCATTGGGCCGTATCCTGTTTCCATTTTACGAAGACTTTTTAAATGAATCCACATACCAGCAACCATGCCTGGCACACCTGCGATAGTCTCTAGGACTACTGCTCTGTGTCCGTATCTATGTGCAAAAAATGTATCTGCTATAAGACGAAAGAACTTCGTCATTGATAAAGCAAAAAAGTTTGAAATTTTTTTCATAAAGCCTCTTGTCAAATAAGAAATCTATGATAAAATAATTATGTCCCAGCGGGGATATATACTAAGAAGGGATATATGCACCCGATACTACAATATTCTCTCTCATGATTGCACGGGTTCCCATTCTATCTTTTTCTCCAATTGTAATGTAAAAGAATGTAATTGCAACCATTGTATATATTATATATCTCATACAAATTGTCCTATTGTCCAAAACGACAATAACATGAATCCGAAAACACAAATCTGAATAACTGATGCAACTGCAACTTGTTTCATTGGGTGAACGTCATGTAGTTTCTCGACCCATGCCTCTGAGGGTGAAAGATTAACTACTTGCAATGTTTTCTTTTCTAGACTCATTTTCTTCCTTTTGCAATTTTCTTACGTTCATTGCAGCGTTTAAATCTTCTGCATTATAGATTGCCATACGTAAATCGTGCATAGGTGCATACTTAAGATACAATGCAGACACGATAATTGATAAAATTGGTATTATTATAAATTCCATATTAGAAATATACACTCCCTATTACATAACCACATAAGAAAAATGCAACTGACCAGCCTGGGAATTGTTTACAAAATTCGATAATGTCTTGTATCCATTGAATCATGATGGAGGATTAACTCCCAATAATGAAAGCACAAAGATAGAACAGAGTGTGATTAACTCTAATCGTTCCTTGATATATTCTATCTTTTTTTGTGACATATTCCCTTAGTCACAACCTTGCTTAATACCCGTTAGAGGATATTATCATAATACCTAATGGTAATAGTATTGGAAGAGTCAACAGTGTTATGAATTCTACTGCGTCGATAGCCTTTGAAGTAATCTCGGATTCTCTAATGTTTTCGATTTCACTCACCATGCTCTTCGCTATCAATATAGCTTTGGTCATGGTTTTTTCCTTATGCAAATTATAATTAAAACTAATAATGTGTTATAACTTTTCGTAATAACGATACTATATAGGTAATTAGAAAACCTAAGAAATAGAATTAGTGAATTTTCTTTTTATCGGTTGGTGGGAGTGCAGTTGCAAAATCATCTTCGAGTGCTTCTTCATATAACTCGTCATACAAATCTTCTTCTTTGACATTCTTAAGAATTTGGTCAACTGCTTTTCTCATGTAATCTCTTGATGCATGAATGTCATTTGTTAAAGGAATGTTTTTATCTTCAACCATTTTCAACCACTTTGCAGAGGCTTCGTCATAGAATGGAATAAATTGAGAATTCATATTACTTCTATGCAACACTTGGTCAAAAGGAATCTTAATGATTGGGTCTTCACTCAAAGGTGCATACGGATAAAAGGTTGCAAGTGTTTGATTGATTGGTTGTTGAACAGACAAGTGACATATCATAGGAAGTGTCACGTCTATACCTTCACTGGTTTCTCTGACCATACCAACAATCTCTGAACCAGTCTTCAGTTTTACTACTTCGTAATTTTGTTTTAATAAATCGTTTGGAGTTGCCATTACACTAGGTCAAATTGTTTTATCTCGTATGAAAAATTTTCTTCGTTGTAAATATTTATACGTTCTTTAAGGTGACCGAGTGTGAAATTATCACATTGCAAATCGTCTGCAATATCAAATAATCTCATTTTTTCTTTACCTTCAACCTTTCTTAGACCACGACCAATGGACTGCAAGTTTCTGATTCTTGATTTAGAAGGACTTGCAAAAACTACATTATCAATTTTCTTTATGTTAACACCAGTAGAGAAGGTTCCGTATGACGCAAGTATGACACTATCTTCTGACTTTTCTACAACCTCTCTAACTGTTTCTCTATCTTCGGTATCTGTTCCACCATAAACATAGTGTAAGTCTTTGACTCTTCCTTCTAACATAGGATATAACACTTCACCATGTTTCTCTACGTATTGAAACAATACCAATGTATTACCTTTAAGGCTTGCAACTAAATTTGTTATGAATTTGTTTCTACTATCATTCGATACCAAGTAATCCATTTCTTCTTGGTATGACATTTTTTTCTGTTTAGTATGACGAAGTATGACACAATCTATCTCTAAATCTGCAATGGTTCCTTCTTTCATAAGTTGGTATGACGATATGACTTTCTTGACTGGGCCGAAAAGACCTTCTAATTGCAATCTATGAACTTCTGACCCGTCTAGTGTTCCAGTCGTTCCAAAACGAACACTAGTGTGTTTCATTTTTTCTAGAATACCTTTTAGTGTTTGTGCTTTAAATAAGTGTGCTTCGTCTCCAATGACAATGTCGAAACTTTCCAAGACATTCTTAGGAGCCTTAGCAAATGATTGCCAAGTGGTTATTGTGATATCCGAATCAAAAACAGGTTGACCCGAATAAATCTTACAAATCTTTTTATTATATCCATAGTCCTCAAAATCTTTTGTCATTTGTTCTACAAGTGAAGTTGTAGGAACTATGATAACTGTTTTTGCATTCGGTAAGGACATTTCTCCCTCATACCACCTACATAACAAATAAATGATTAATGACTTACCACTTGCAGTTGGTGAAAGTAGTAATTGTCTTCCATATTGAACTGCAGTCTTGAATGCGTCTATCTGATAATCACGTGGTTGAAAAGGAAGTCCCAAGCCTGGGATTAGGTCATCACCATTGATAAAGAAATCCACGTCTTCGTCTGTAATCTTTGTCTTATTTCCAATTACTTCTTCTATACCACCAAACTCAAAACCACGTTCTCTACAGAACTCATCTACATATGGAAGTAAACCAATATAAATCTTTTTTGTTTTTATTGAAAAGAGTCTAACCTTTCCGTCCCAAAATTTATTTTTATAAGACGGCATGAACTTTGCATTTGGAACTGTAAAAGAAAAGAAATCGTAAAGGTCACGTGCAAGTCCATCGTCACAATGAACTTTCATGAAGACATCGTCAATCTTTGATACTCTGACCATTTTACTTATAGGGTAGTCCTAACAACCAACCTACTAATGAATTTCTAGAACCACGTGTCACGGGTGTGACTTGGTGGTGAACGTCTGAAGGAAATAGAATAATAGAACCACGTGTCTTTGCACTAAATGGTGCTGTCTTAGTCATATCATCTAAACCAACTGTTCTCTGACCCAATTGAATTCTATCGAAAGTATGAGTCGGTTCTAACCATTGAAATAAACCACCCTCATAATCATCGGGGTCTGATAATTGAATTGTGCAACTTAATTTACGAATACTTCCGTCTTCATAAGATGAACGTGTTGGTGGGCCTGCATCAGTATGCCAAGTATAAAAATCACCTTTAGGTAAATTTGGTTTTGCAGTATAATTTGTAAATTGATAATTTTCCCAATTAGTAAATTCCCAGTTCCAATGATTATCTCCACAGGCATATTGAACTGCAGAATAGAGTTTTTTGTGAAACTCTTCGTTCATTTCGTCAACCATTAACCATTTAACTTGTGATTGTCTGATTTCACTATTTACTGCACCACTATCAGATTCTTGTGCATCAGGGTCTTGTCCACCATTAAAACCAACCTTTCCTTCGTCCCAATCTTTTTTATTTGCAACTGCAAGTATAGAATCTACTTCTGAAGGTGTGAAAAATGCTTCTGCAATCCAAACATGTTTTTCGTGTAGTGGCATTATGACCCCGCCATGAATTTTCTCCAATCGATTGTATTCTTAATCGTTTGGTGTCTCCAAGTGATATTTTGCATACACTCTTTGAGATAATCTATTGTGACTTTTAAGTATTCGATTTTTGCATTGAGTTCTTGAATATCTTTATCAGAATTATAGAAAATTTGTAAATCATTTTTCATAATCTTTAATCCGTCTAAAGGGTCGTCTGACCAACCCAATTCATTAATTTGTTCTTGTGACATTTTTCCGTTATACCACAACCACTTATTCTTTAGAAGTGTATCATATTTGAATTGATACTGTTTCATAACAAGAATCTTACTAGACAATAAGTCTTGATATTTTGCATGGAGTTTAGGAACTTCTAAAGACGATTTATCTAATTCGATATCGTCTATCTCACAATCCTTTTCCCACTCTTTTTTAATTTCATCTAAAGTCATAATATACTATTATACCATATTTATGGTAGTATTAATAGGTGTTTTAAGAGGTTGATTCGATATCGTAATATGTGAATCTGAACTCAACTGTTGCAACAACAGCGTCTGTTTCAGCACCACTTTGCAGTTCTATACCACTGAGGGATATAGGGAATGCATCGTGAAACCTAAAGAACTTATTAGGTATGTTTTTATTGGTATTAACCACTATAGTTATGTCGGAATACTGATTTAAATCGTTCTCAACGTCACTGAGGAGTCCTGTAGTGGTCTTTTTAGTCCCTACGTAAGACTCATATGCACTTGGGTCTGATACGGGAACAATTGCATTCATCCATTCATACATTTCTTTAAAGTTTGCAAGGTCTTCGTCCACTAAGAATGATACACTTAGTGATTCGAATGACACTTTATCGCCTGGGAAAAACGCGTCTAGTCCTACACCAGCTGCACTTATTGTTTCTGTAAATGACAAGCCTGGGATATTAACTGATTGCACATAGTATTCCACTGTTGGAACTTTGTCAATTAGTAATCTAAAATTATTCTTATTAAGAATTGATTTGTTTATTTCAGTCAAGTTTTATAATCCTTTTAGACGTTGTGGTGTCTTGATAATCGTCACCACGATATTCTCTTTGAACTACCTCTTCACAAAGGTATCCGTCCTTAATATATCGTGTAGATATTGTTCTACTGATAACGTCTGTTGTTTCTATACCATTTGGGAATGCACTTTTCTCCCAAGGGCCTTCTAACACTTTCACTGTTTTTGCATATTCTGACATAATTTGTTCCTTCTAAAGGGGGTGAATAATTCCACCCCACTATACTATTTATGCATTACTTCTCGTTTACGAAGTCATTAAACTGTTTTGCAGTTTCGATAACGTCTTGAGCAGTATAAGTCCTCAAAGGTATTTCCTTTTTGGTATCAGCATGATTATCATTCCACGAATAAATGGTTTGTCTTTCATTCTCAATGTTGTTGATAATAACACTCTCTGCAAGAGATAGTAAGTCGGCACGAATTTCGTAACCTGATTTAGTTGTATTTGACATAATTTCCTCCTTGTGTGTATGTGTGTTATGTCGTAGTCGGGGGTTTTAGGAACCCCCTTCTACTATAGTATATAGGTCTTATGCAACCCACTTAGAACCGCGGTATACACCTTTGGTTTGTTGCTTTGACTTAATGGTTTCACCATTGTGACGAACACCACGATATACTAACTTGAGGTTAGCTTTCTTTGTCATTTCCATTCTCCGTTTAAAGGTTGAACAAAAATGCGTTCCTTCGGCCCCATGCCTACTTCCGTTCACTGATACATTTAGAGTGAATGAACGATTGAATTATTTATACAAAAAAAACCCCTCGAAAGAGGGGTTTTAATCCGAAATTTAATTCGATTACAGAATGTTTGATACTGCAAATTTTCTGTAGTATTGGTTTGTTCCTGCTGAAGCAAGTCCGTCTGAAGGTGTTGAACCAACAAAAGGATTAGATACCATTCCGTATCTTGTTTTGAAACCAATTTTTGGTTGGAAAGTATTCTCACCAACTGCACGAACCATTTGTAATGGAACGTATGGGCAATAGAATAATCCAGCGTCATAAGGGTTTGAACCTCTATAACCTACAGTTAAGTAGTCTGCAGACGCATATGGGTCTATATAGACTTTAACTCTTCCGTTTAATACACCAGCAAAAGTATTACCAGTATCGTCAACGTTAAGGTTAGTTGAAAGAGCAGGTGCGTAATCTAATACACCAGCCATTGATAATGCAGAAGCAACATCAGAAGAACAAAGAATAAAGTTTCCTTTTCCTCTTCTTGTTTCTTTAGCAATAACGTTTGATTCTCTTTCGATTTGGAACAATAATCCTTTGAACTTCTCTACAGACCATCTACCATTTGCATCAACGTCCAAGTTGAAAGTTCCTGCTGAAGCTGTAGCAGCTGCACCAGTTTTCGCTTGGTTGTTAACACTTCTTACAACTTCCCTGTTGATTTCAGCAAGGATTTCTGATGATAGAATGTTTGCAAGTTCTGATTCTGCGTCAAGGCCGTGGATTGCTTTAAGGTCTTGAGCAAGTTCTAATGAGTATTCCGCTTTAAGTGCTCTTGATTTCGCTGTCACTGTAGCTTTCTCAATTGAGAATGCCATTTCAGCAAAATGGTTTCCTGAACCGCTTCCGTCACCTAGTGACTCAGCTGAAGCAGTTGACATACCCTCTGAAGTTTGTGACGCGTATGAACCATTGAATGGGTCACCTGAGTGGTCACTACCTACTGATGTTGATGAAGTTTGAGCAGATGCTGAGTAATCAGTTCTAGCTTCGTTATGAAGAGCTTCTGATTTGTTCAATCTGTCTGCGTCTACGTCATCATTATATCTTGCTTTCATAGCAAAGATAAGACCAGTTGGGCCTGTCATTGGTTGAACACCGCAAATGTCGTATGCAACGAGATTTGGCATAGCACGTCTTACTAATGAAATCAATATCGGATCCCAGTTAGAAATACCTGTGCCAGTGGAATTTAAAGGTGCTGCTTCTGCAAGAGTATCTCTATCTTCGTTAAGAGCTTTCTCTTGGTTTTCAAGGATAACAGCTGTGACGGCACGTTTGTAGTTGTCTTCGATTTTTGGTAAATCTGAATGTTCTAGAATCGGCTCCCACTTCTCCTGTAAGTTTTCTGATAAAAACATTTTTTATTCCTTTAAATTTAACCTAATGGTTTTAGTTTACTTAATGCCTCTGAATATCTTGCAATTGAAGGGTCAAGAACAGGTTCTTTCTCTTCTGAGATTTCTCCAGTTCCTTCTTCTATTACTGTTTCTTCAGAGATGGTTTCACCTTCTGTTGGGAAGTAAGCTTCTTTGATTTCGTTAACTTTATCACTAAAGTCTTCGATATCTTTAAAGTCTACACCATTAGCAAGTGATTCCATTTTCTCTTTTTGTGATTCAGTTAAGTCTTCGCAGGCTTCTCTAATCACATTACCTCTCTTGAGAGAGTCGTTCTCCTCAACAATTTCCATGTTTTTAGACACTTCACTGTCAAGTTTCTCTTCCATCTCATCGAGTCTATTTGCGAGTTCATCAATAACATTATACTTATCTTCAGGGACATCAACATAGTGTTCTACGAACAATGTTTTTAATCCTTCGATAAAGTTTTCAGTCATTTCTGACCTCAAACCTCTCTCAATTGCGAGTTCGTTTTCTTTCGTCCACTCTTCTGCACAATATGTTAGATATTTGTCTACAGCTTCCGCAAGGTCACCTTTAACTTTATCTACTGAGGTTTTTAATTCTTCTGAATACTGAGTCTCAAGTTCTTCTTTGATTTCAGCAACTTTTGAAGTCACTGCAGCTTTGAAGATTGTTTTTGCTTTTTCTTGATTCTCTTCTGATAGTTCTAGTGCTTCTGAGATTGCAGATAGGTCGTCTTCTACTTCTATCTCCACTAATGAAGATTCAAGTTCAGCAGATTTTGATTCCTCGATGTCGTTATCGTCATCATCGTCATCATCTTCCTCGTCTTCATACTTCTCACGAATCTTTGCAACTTCTTCAGCGTCAAGTTTCTTGAGTGTTTCAACAATTTTTCTAGCGACTTCTGCTTTTGTTAAACTTTCGTCAACTTCTTCTTCTTCTGATACTTCACCAAAAGTTTTTTGAAGTTCCTCTTTAGTCATTTCCTTCATGTTGTTGACGATAGCTTTGATGTTCTCCATTTTAGATGTTTCTGCAACATCTTTCTTAGATTCTTCTTCACCCTCGGAAACTTTCTTAATTTTTTCCATTTTTTCGGGTTTGTCTGCACCTTTCTTCTGAGCGTCACCTTCATTTGAAGGAGCTTTCTCAGCAGCTTTTACTGATGCAACAGCTTTGTCAACAGGATTTTCTTCAGGTTTGACGACATCACCTTTTCCGCTTTCGATTTTCTCAGCGTCAGATGACCCTTGTTTTACAGGCTTCTTGTCACCATCTTCAGCTTTAGCGTTAGGTTGTTGACCTTCCTCTATAGCTTCAACTGTTTCTTCAACAGTTTCTTGGTTTTTTTCTAACTCTGCCATGTTTTTCTCCTGTTTGAGTTTACTTTTTTATTTATATGTTAGAGGTTCTCAACAAACCTCTTCCATTGGTTTAATTTGACTTCTTCCAACTTATTAGACTTTGCATTCTTAATTTCAGTCTGCATTTCGTCTACTTGTCTTGCAGTTAATAATCCGTTTTCATATACCCACTCTGTTCCTTCCATAATTCCGTTAACGAAAGCTTCAGGAGCAGAAGGGTCTGCAACGATATCACCTGCTGTTGCAAGTTGAAAGTCATCTTTAACATATTGAGAACCACCTTTTTGTTCTAGTGAACCTAGACCTCTAGATGAAACTCCTAATTTAGCACCATCATCAATCAAATTTCTTACGATTTGACCATTGGGTGTGCTTAAAATCTTTGCACGTCCCACGTAATTGTTCCCATCTTCTTCTAATTTGGTAATTAAGTGTGACACTTTGTCAAGATTGATAGTTGGGCCGTCAGGGTGTCCTAACTCACCAAATGCTCTATCTTTCTCAACGAATTCTTTTACATAACGTTTTACCTCTTTTTGCATTACTTCTTTAGGGTAAACACGTCCATTTCTGTTCTTTATTTCAGACTGCATGAAGATACCTTCAATAAAGTATTCTTTTTGTCCTTTTTCGTTCTCCTCTACAATAATTGGAGAAACACTGTAGTCATTAAACTCTGATATTAATTTCATTGAAAATTTCCTCTATGTCTATATTCTCTTCTTCTGACATTTGTTTGATGACATCTTTCATACCTTTCATTTCTTTCTCTGCAGTCTTTAAGTCTTTATATGTTGCACCACCGAAGTCTTGTCCATCTACATATACATGAACCTTACCTCTGTATTCAGTGTAAGAGATATTAATCTTCTTACCACCAATCTTTACAACATCAGTTTTCAGGTCTTTATGACCACGTGGCAACTTAAATTTTGCCTCACGTAATTCGACCTGAATGTCTGCAAAGGATTTCATTACTCGGCTTCACCTGTTGGTTCTTCTTGAGTTTTATTTATCCAATCTACTTGCATTTCAACTCTTTTCATATCGATTGTTTCTGCAGCTTTCTGTTTGATTCCGTCAAAGACTTGGTCTTTTGCAGTATCTAACTTACCTGCTTCAATTGAGTTTACTATCTCTTTTGCTATTTCACTACTCATTTATTAAAATCCTCCGAAGTCATCTTCACTTCCTTCATCTGATTCAGACCCACCTTCATCGGTAATCTGTTTATCAATTAATTTAATGTCTTCTTCTGATTGTCTTAACACATATTTTCTTACCCATTCTTTTGAGTAATATTGTCCGACATAATCAGAAATATTTGAGAGAGTATCTAATCTCTCCCTCATGATTTCTGCATCTTTCAACTCTGTAAAGTGGTTGTCCGTTGCATAATCATATTGAATGAAGTCTTTGACTTTATCAAACTCTTCACCACTTACGATTTCCTTAAGAACCAATTGAGTCTTAAGAATATCTGTAAAAACTCTTGCAAACTTCTTCTGAAGTCTGTTTGTGAACTTATTAAACTTAAGTTCATCTCTAGAAATCTCTGAAGCACGACCCATATTGAATCCATTGTCTGCTTCCATTCTAGACGCAGGAACATTTAATGACTGATATAGTTTCTTCTTAAAGTATTCTATATCGTCTATATCTGCAAGGTTTTGTCCACCAGGCAGGGTAGTAATCTCTGTTCCTCTACCACCTTCTCTTCTAGGTAACCAAAAATCTTCTAACATACTCATATGTTTTCTATCATCTTTGATTTCACCTGTATCTGCATTGTAGACTAACTTGTTCTTGTATCGGTTCATAACGTCTGCAAGATACTGTTCTGCCTTTGCTTTTGGAAGGTTTCCTACGTCAATGTAGAAAATTCTTCTCTCGGGTGCTCTTGAAATCCTATAGATAACAAGTGCATCTTCCATCATTGATAACTGATTTGCAGTCTTCAATGCTTTATGCAGATATCCGATTACAACATTTTTAGTGTAATCCAATAAACCCGAAGTTGTGTATGTCACAGCTTCAGGTGCAATTTTGACTGTAGTCCCTTCTGTTGCAGTAGACTTGTCAAAACCTTTATCATTGAAAAGATAAAACTCTTCAATTTTCTTAATTCTGTCGACCTTTGTCTTAGGGTCTTTCTGTTTTTCTACGTTTCTGACCTTCTTAATCTTAATCGGGTCAACATTTCTTAGGTCTACAATACCTAATTTTGGTCGTGACGAATCAACGACCTTATGGAAGTAAATTCTTCCGTCTACATACCACTTTCTGAATAATTCATGAGAGTTCTGATTGAACTTCATTATAGATAAGATGTGATTAAACTCTTCTTGTATCTTAGTTTTGATACTGTCAGAGAGCTTTACATCTCTGAGGTCGAGTGATACTATCTTATCTGAAGTGTCAGAAGTGATACACTCATTAACTATATCTTCGATTGCCGAATCACACTCGGGAACCAAAGAGGTTTCGCGGTATCTTCGAATGAGTTCTGCCTCATTCTTGATACCACCTTCCATATCGACATACGACCCATAGGCTGCACCTGATATGAAACCACTTTGTTGTTCAATGACGGGGGTTCCGTCATCGTCAACGGGTGGCACAAAGGACTTTTGGTTCTTGTCCTCCGTTGCTCTTAATTCTTCCCTTTTACGGGATATTTCAAACCCAAATAATTCCATACTATTATTTATACTCCCTTTTTAGGGGGTATGTCACTTTGATTTAAAGGACTCTTTCCCAGTGAGAAAAAGTAAAGTCAACTGTAAATTCCTCTAATGCATCTACTGTATCGTAATTTAATTCGATTGCACCTATTGCTTTAGGGAACATGTTGAAAAACTCGTATCTCGCAAGGACGGAGTCATCTTTGTTAAGTTGTTCTACGAACGCTCTAGAAATAAGATAGTCTGTAGAGGTTGAACCTTCACCACTATCTAATGCTTGAATTTCTTCTTGCCATGCTTCTAGACCACTTCTAACTGAAAACTCAACATCGTTGATTACTGTAATCTGCCAATCTTCGAATGTTCTTTCTCCAGCAAGTTTAAGGTTATGTCCTCTGAAAGGAACAATAACTTCTCCTAAAGTTCCTGCTGGGATATTAGCAGCTTTGCACAAGAATTCAATTTTGTTTCCAGCTCTTGGAATGAAAACTTTAAATCTGTTGGCTCTTGGGCCTCCACCTATAAGTTGTGCTTTAAATTGGTCTATACTTGCCATTTAGTTCTCCTTAAACTGCACTGTAAATCTCTTCAAAGTCTACACCACTTCTGGCTGCGACAAAGTTGAGAGTTATAAAGTTAATACTTCTAGCAGGTTTCACAAAGATAGAACAAACGAATTCGTTTCTATCTATAACAGTATCAGTGTTGTTTGTTTCATCACATAATACTGAGAAATCTACTAATCCACGTCTATTCTTAACATCTCTTAAGAAAGGTTCTACTGCAGCTCTAAATTGCGCTCTTGTGAATGCATCGTTGAATTCAAAGAGTTGTGATTTAGCAGCAGTTGCGATTGCTTTTTCAAGAACAATGAATAACCTTCTGACATTGATTCTATCGAATGCTGAAGGTGATGATAAAGCTGTTTTATCACCGAATAATACTGTTCCTTGACCTGCGAATGTGCATACTGGGTTAATTCTTGCACGATATAAGTCATCTCTTGATGATTGTGAAGGATTAAATGCAAGTTTAGTAATACCTAAGTATTGACCTCTTGAGAAACCAGCAGGTGAGAACCATGGGTCTCTTAATAAGTCTGACCTTGCCATTATACCTGATGTATGTCCGTTAGCAGGAACATAACAGTATTTGTCGTTGTATCTATCGTATTGATATACCCAACCACTGTCTAACACTGCATATGAGGAAGAAGTGACTGAAGCAAAATCAGCAATAACATTTGAAGATTGTGTTGATTCACTTGAAACACCTACGACACTTGCACGTCTTGGTGAAGCAATAACCATACAATCTTTTCTGTTTTCTGCGATTTGAATGATATTATTTACGATAGAATTATGGTCTGCAAGAATATCTTGTGAATTTCCTGAACCATCATCTGTTCTTGTAGAACCTACGATTAAGAATGAAACGTCTATTGTTTCTGCATCACCGAAATGGTCTGTATATGCACCATGTTTCTCTCCAGCAGTTGGGATTCTTCCGTCAACACCACCACCTAGTGATACGTTGATTACTGCAGAAGGTCTTCCGAAAGCTGTTGTTGCAGATGTTAAGTGTGTTCTTTCTTCGTTTGCACTGTCCAATAAGTCTGTTGAGTGACCTGACCAGTAAACGTATTCTGATTCTCTTGCAATTACATTTTTGTAGTAGTTAGATTGTCCTTGACTATCTTTACTATCTGAAGCAAGAGATACGAAACCATAAGTTTCTAAAATTGTGTTCTGAACTCCTGAGAAAAGTCCGTCTTCGTCTGATATTACGATATGAAGTTCATCGTCTGAACCTCCAGCAGATGTTGCTGTTCCTGACTTAGCAGGTGCTTTATCGAAAGAGTTATAAAACTCCCAATATCTATCTACGTTTGCACCTGAATCTACAGCTGCAGTTAGACCTGTTCCAGCAGGTTGTCCGATTGCTTCGACTACGATTGAAGTTCCATCGGGAATTGAAGTCACTCTATATTCTGTATTGTGACCTGCGAATTTAACGATATCTCTTACAAACATACCTGAAGAATCATTTACTGAGATAGTTGTTTGTCCAACTGATTCTTGTCCTGAAAGTGTAGTCACTGCATCGTTAAAATATGCATCTGATGACGCACATACTGAAACTTTTAGTGAATTACCTAATGAACCTGCGTATTTTGCAATCCAATTACCAACTGTTCCGTTTTGTGAACCATTTTGGTAAGTAGATACATACTCGTCATTATTCTTTAGTAATGCAGTTCCACTTGATGCATTTGCATTGTTTAACTCAGATGAGTTAATTCTTACGACTCTTAGTGAAGAACCATATTTTAGGAATGCTTCTGCTGAATAGAAGTCTTCTGCTCCAGCATCAGTATTAGCTGGTTGATAGAAATTATCGACTAAACCCTTTGCATCTGAAACTGTTATAACTTCATCAACAGGGCCCCATTGGAATTGTCCAGCAAATGCACCTGTAGTCGATGAAACGGCTGGAACAACATTTGTCAGGTCTATCTCGTTTACCTGAACGCCTGGTGATACTTGAAATGCCATACTTTTACTCCTGTTGTATTAAAAGTTGTTTACTGTTTTATTTATAACTTTATAAAACTCAACAAACTATAATTTCAATGGAACGTCCATTGATTTGTGATACCATCTATCTCCCTCACTATCTACAAAGGATTCTTGTTGATTTCCTCCGTCAAAAACCCCTGGCGGTAGTAAGTCGTCTTCGATTAGTTTCTGTTGTTCTGAATACAACAAGTCTTTGACTGCTGTATCCGTTAAGTGAACAAAATATTCAGTTGTCACAAACCAACTGAATAACACTAAATTCATGACCATATCGTCATTATATCCTCTATCTGCTTCCCAACTATTACCTTTATGCACAAAAGTCATTAATTCTGTAATAGTATGTCGGTCATTCAGAACAAGTCTATTTTCTTCTAATAATTCTTTCAGTGTGGAACAACCGATACGTTTAATCTTTCGGGACATAGTCACTCCTATGTCCTCCGCCTTTAACTGTCCTTGGACAAAAACATTCGGATATTCGATATCGTAGTGCAACTGATTTGCAACTGTTCCACCTTCTGCATTATTTTCTATAATTACGACTGGTTCATTGTAATGTCTTACGTATTTATTTATAATATCAGGAAAGAGGAGAGGACTTATCATATTGTCCCTATATGTGCATACTTGTTTAAATGGACTTGTTGTCACGTCTATAATCGTGAATGTAGAGTAGTCCATACCTCTTCCTTTTGATACGTCTACAGTGCAAACGTATCTATGTCCTTCTTTTGGTTTCTCATATAGAAACAGATTGTCTTTATTCCAATCGGGGTCTATTGCTCTCATACCAAGTAGTGTATTACTGTTGATAAGTGTATTACCAGTTCCTAAGAATGAATTACCATACTCTTGTTCAAATTGTGCTTCTGAAGTGTTTGCAATGGTTTCTTTCTTCCATTCTTCATCTCTGCCAGGCACGTCAAACCAGTTAATAAGAAATGATTTGTATTCTGATTGTTCATGAACTGCAGACTCATATATCTTATGAAACATATTACCCACACCATTTGCAGTAGAGGTAATAATAACCTTTGAATCTTTACCTGAGGTCACCACGGGATATGTTGCAGTATAGAACGTTTCTGCATCGTCCACAAACGCAAACTCGTCAAGATACAATAAGTTGATTGACATACCACGAATCGAACTTGAAGAAGTTGCAGCTGCGACAACTTTACTATCATTACTAAATTCTATTGACCCTTTGTTTAGAATCTTAACACCAGGCTGTAGAAAGAATGGAACAGACTCTAACATTGTCACGATACGTGCAATCATTTCTCTTGCAATTGCACCTTTGTTAGCAAGAACTGCTACAGTGACTTCGGGTTTAAATAATAGAAACCACAATAGATATGCACAAGAAGTGATTGATTTACCACTCTGTCTACTTGCAAGAACAACACTAAATCGATTCTCGTCATAGTGATTAATTAGATTTTCTTGGTATCCACGAAGAGTAAAGGGAACCATACCTTCGTCTAGTGATATGATTTGTGTATAATTTTGAATGAAGTGTGTAGGATTTTCAGAACACTTCAAGTATTCTGCCATTTCTTTATCAGTGTATTTTGTTTCTACACCAGCTCTCTTGATTAGATTATTACCAAGATATCCGTCATTCTTCGAATCAGTCATCTTTATTCTTTTCTTTCTTCAAAAACTTCTGCAATTCAGAAGTTGACCCAACATATAAATGATTATGTTGTGTTTTAATACTACTATCTTCTTTTTCTAAATCCTTTAATTTCTTTTGAACGTCTATAAGTTTTTCTGCAGTATCGGCTACAGTCTTAATAAGTTGTCCTGCGACTTCATATGCACGTGGGTGTTCGGTTTCTTTGGAAAGTTCTAATATACCTTCGATTGCATCTTGACCACGTTCTACGAGGTTATAGAGGTTCTCTCTTGCATATTTGTAGTCTGTATCGATATTCTCTATCCTTGACGGGACTTTGACTACCTTGGTTTCTTTTTTGATTTCAGTGTTGATATCTAATAAAGAATCTAACTTTTCATCTACTGTTTCTTTTGTCATAATTAACTGTCATCGGTTTCACTGAATGATTCTTTAGAACCATCGTCATAAAATGTCACTGTTTCTGCAACTACGAAAGTATCACTTGGTTCTACTGAACCTACAAATTTAAGTTTAGTGTTCTCTTCTAGTGTCACTGCAGAACTTAAATCTATTGATAATCTATTACTTGCAATAGAGGAAACTGTTGGATTTGGTGTTAAATTCGTTCCAAAGACCTCATCTCCTACACTTATCTTACTATTTATTGCAGTTGCAAAAGGAACTGTTGCAGTGTTAGTCACTGCAGTAGAACTAGTTTCTGCAAAGGCAGGTTCATAATGTTTAACTTCTTTGACCAATCCACTCTCATTAATTTGTGAAGTTGTGAATTGACCTGAGATATCAGTATTAATATACTCTCTTTCGACAACGTTTTTGATAACTGTTCCAGTATAAACAGGGCCGAAGAAATAAATTTTCATAGTAAATTCAAGTGTATATTCTATTACACGTCTTTCTTCAAAACTTCCTTCGTATGTATCTTCCAAACCTACAGAATTTAATGTGATTGGAACGTCCCTAACGTCTGACATATCGTCAATCATTTTCATTGTGACTGTATATTCAGGTTGGAAATATGGTAAAATTTGTTCTACAATCTGTAATGCATCAGACATATTCTTTGCAAGAACACTTAGTGTAAAGTTTAGATTGTATGGTGCTGGATTATATTGATACCCACGATTTACTCCGTCTGTTTCTAAACTTGATTTAGAATGACGTATTAATTTATTCTGTTGTCTAGTTGCATCATACTCAAACCCCGTCAATTCGAATGCCATTCTTGGAAGGTTAATTGAGGTGACATTTAAATCCCTTTCTTTTGCGTCTTCTGTAAGTCTTGCAAGGAACTTTTGTTTAGGGCCGTATGAAATGGGAACGAGTTGTTGTGATAAAACTGTTCCATCTTCTTGAATCTTTTTTACATAGATATTATTGAACAGTGTTCCAAATATCGATACAGACCTTTTTATGGTTTCGTGATAAAAATGAGTTCCAAACATTAGGGTTCTCCAAACGGATTCGTTTCACTAAAGTCTAGATAATTATTATCTTTATCTTCGAAGTCTTTATTTTGTGCAACACTTCCTTCCATAGTCATTACGTCAACAATACTTGCAATCGTTCTTGTTGCACCCGAGGTTGCACCGACAAGTCTATCTCCTTGTGCAAGTGTTGTAGTGTTATCTTTAATAATGAGTTCTCTGTTTGAACCTCTGTAGTTTACAACTTCACCAACTACAACACTATTCAATGTGACGTTTTCATTTGCAACATAAGAACCAGTGTTTTCTGAATCTGTATCTGACATAGTCATAGAAATTGTGTATGCTCTATCTTGTTCAACCAAGTCTGCATCTGTTCCAGTATCGAAGTCTTCTCCACCATACTCGAATAATGTGCAACGCATTTTGAATACAAATAGTTTTCCTAACTGGAAGAATGGATTTTGGTCTTCTACGAATCTAATTTCAAACATAGAACCTGAAAGTGGGAAGTAAATTAAATCCCCTTCATTTGGTCTAAGTGAAGTTGCAAGGTTTGAATCTAGTGATATGAATCTTTCCCAAGTTCTCAATGATATCACAAAGGTTGCTTCTTCATTGATTTGAACACCGAATTTAGACATGAGGTCACCCTCACCTTCGAATCCACCGCCTGGATTTTCTAAATACATTTCTACAGAATATGCATCACCGAAACGTGATTGAACGTCTTCAGTTAAAATTGTGTCTTCTTCGATTATTTCCCTAGGAAGATAGAAGACATCATGACCATAGAATCTTAACGACTCAACAACTAAATCTTCGTAAAGGTGTTGTTCAGTGTTGACTGCATGGTTAAAAAATACATTTGTAGGCATTCAATTACCCCATCATATCCATGACTGGCATTTCGAAATTCAGTCGGGATTCTTCTTCTAATTTAGTTATCTCTTCTTGTGCTTCTGTTTTCATTTGAGCTCCGTCTAGTGTTATACCACCAGGCAACTCAACTCCTTGGAATTTAGAGAGGTTCTCTCCCCATTGATACTTCACTAATGCAGTTGAATACTTTTTCAACCACATATCATTATAGATATCAGTCATGTCTGTTGGGTCTAATTTTCTATAACATTCAATAATGATATACTCACCAGCACTTAATTTACTTGCACTGTAGTCCATGTAAAGTCTGTTAGAATGCATATTGTATCTAATAGGTATCTGACCCACTAGGATATCGTTTAAAAGTGACAAGTGTGATTGAACTTGTGAATAGTATAAAACACTTGTTGAAGTTAAATCATATAAATCATTCAATCTTAATTGATACTGGATATCAAACATACTTGAAGTTTGACCTGAATTGAAAGGGAAAATATTGATTACACTTAACACGTGTTCGGGTAGTGTAATGTAGTTTTGACCCTCTCCGTAAGTTTGTCCTGAGATTGCATGTGTTCCAGTTGTCGCTGCATTATGAGTTTCATTCGTTTTGAATGAATCAATCTCTTCTTGAGTGATTTGGTGTTTTAAAAATGTCTTAATAGAACCATCGTAATGGAATTCTCTGAAATATTGTAGTGCCTCATCGATTCTATCGTCAAACTGGTCATCGTCCACGTTAATTTCTAGAACTGGAGCTCCAAGTTTTCTCTTGATATATTCTTTTAAGGCTGCTTTTGAATTCGGTTCTGACATAGTAATAAATCCTGTTTATTACTATTTATAGTAATTTTAATCTTGGAAATAAGTTTTAGATTGGATTCTATCTAATTTTTCTGATAATCTTTCAATTGAATCCATAATTCTTTGGAAATCTGCTTCGATTTGTTCTCTAGTTGCGTAATCACGTGCAATTTCTTCACGTGTTTTGTTGACTAGTATATCAAGTCTTTTTTGTTCTGATAGAATGTTTCTAACTAAAAAACCTACAGGCATTAGTATAAATGTTAAGATAACATTCCATATAATATGAGCGTCTATTACAATTTCCATACGATTATTTATGAAATCGTAATGACTATGTAGAGAGTTTATGTATAAGTTTTCCGTTATTATCTACTTCAAAACACAATTCATCAGGGTGAAAACCTTTAGGGTCACCACCTACGGGGAGTTGTTTGGTTAAATACCGAGTATTCATATTAAATGATATACTATATCTATCTTTATCAGTTTGGTTAGGTTCTACCATATGCATTAATGCACTTGGAAAAAGAAATAAGTGACCAGTTCTAGGTGCAAGTCTAAAGGTTTGACTTTCTCTTGGTGAATGGGGAAAATCTGAAACTACCTTTGGGTCTTTATCGAGTGCAACAAAGTTCCCTTCATCTCCTTCTGAATGGACATAGAATACACCACTATACCAACAACCATTATGTAAGTGTGGAGCGTTCCATGCACCTTTATCATTTATGTTTGCCCATGAATTTGAAATGTTTAACTGAACTTCACTAGAACTATGTCCAGTATAATTAAGTAATTCTGTATTAAACTTATGATTGATAATTCTCAACAATTTAGTAAAGATAGGACTTGACTCACACCCGTCATTTGATTGCCAACCAGTGTATTGATTGGATATTCTTCTTCCTACTGGGTCTGTCTTTCTCATAGAGTCTATTTCATTTTTAAGTAAATCAATATAGTCTTGTTCTAGTTGACCAGTCTCTAATAAGTTGTCTTCGATACAGACATATGGAAATAATAATCTAATCATTATCTAAATCTAACTCTAATTGTTTTTCATAACCTGACATCACATCTGCAGCGTCATCAACAGCACTATGCATAGGACATTCAGGTGGTGGATTTCCTTCATTAAAATTTTTACCCTTTTGTTTGTGCATTTTACCCATTCTATAACCACCTAGTTTGTCATTTTTATCCCTAGCTGTTTGAGAGGTATCTATTTGTCTATTAAATTCGTCCATACTTTTATTACCTGAATTATTTGTAATATGACTTCTATTGTCTAACCAAGATTGGTGGTCATATGTTATGTAGGTTGACTGCCATTCCTCTCTTTTAAATGGTATGACTTGAACTAGAGGAGTTCCTTTTGGTATAACGAAGGAATGATTTACACGTGGATAAAAGATAATTTGTGCATTATCGTAATTTGTATTAAAGGTATCTGTATCTATTACACCTTGCCATGTTGCAAAATATTTGTTTTGAAATAAAAATGGGTCTAAGTAAAACGTTGAATAACCAGGCGGTGTTTTTATGTTCCATGGATTTCTCATTTTAAATGCACCCTTAACTGGTGCATCTTCATCATGTAAATATTGAAATGCATATCCCATTTGTGCAGAAGGGTGTGTAGGTGAAGGCATTTCTGTTCCTCCGTCAAACTCATGTGTTGCAACCCAATGGTCATCTGTATCACCATCAAGTCTAGCATTCTTCACAATAATATCTCTATTAGATAATAAATACCAACCACTCTTTAACCAATCGTCCATAGCAGGACATGAACGTATTGTTGCTTGTTTAATTCCACGATTATACTCACGGAATTTCATTTTATTCCACCATTCAGGTTTTACAGATTTTGCAAGAACTGGTTTAGAGTCCTTGAGAGTATCTTCATTAAATGTGCTAAATTCTATTGTGGGCATTGTCTAAACCAATAATCGTCTTCTACTAATCTAATTTCGTCACCTCGTATTACGATTGACTTCCTATCTATATATCGTGCTTCTTGAGTGGGTGCATCGGCACCATGTGGTATTCTTCCGTCAAACACTACTAATCTATTTGGTTTGAAAGGAATCTCTGCAATTTGGTGATTCTTTATATGATTTGCACGACCATGTAAACCTTGTTGCATTTCGTCATAGATTCTCAAAGGGCCTCCCCAATGTTCTGACCATATAGTATTTGTATAATATAAAAAAGATAAATTCCATTCGTCTTCTTGCATACAATCTGCATGAGTTGTTCCATGTAAACCTTGTGTTTGTGAATTTAATCCCATGTATTGAAACCTTACCCATTCAAAACCAAAATCAGTTTGTAGTTTTCTATCTAACCATTTTGCACATATCTTAGTGTCTAGATATTGATTAATATCGAGGTCTGTATCGGGATAATTTCCTACGTCTATCAAACTCGAATTGGTTCCCTTCATCATAGTTGCACCCCAAAATTGGTGATGAGGTAAACCTGTAGGACTATCTCCAGTGACTTGGTTATTTTTTGACCAAATATTATTAGCACTAACTGACCTGTTAACCCAATGGTGTAATTGCACAGGCAACCAATCATCAATAATATGAATATCTTTTAATGGGAATCCTACGTCTTTTAGTTTAAAGGACTCATTATGATAAATGAGTTCCATACATTACCTATTTGACCTAGAGTCGGGAGTCACTAAAGGGTCGGGAATTGCACCAGCATAGTGGTCAAAACTCTTTAAAGTATCTTCTCTTGTTTGTTGAATTTCTGCAACCACATTTTCAAAACAAAACCATATGTTATCAAAATATTCTAATGCTCTTCTTGCATCAGAACGTCTAGGGTGATTTGACCCTTCTCTTCCAGCTACATTTGCATATAATAAATCATACATTCCATACAATTCAGAACATTGTGTTTGATAATCTAACACAAGTTGTTCCAATTGATTGATATATTGTTGATTTAAATTATATCCCAAAGGTGGTTCAGAATTTTTGATATATGTTTCAATACTAAGTCTGTCTTCTTCTGTCAATGCAGTATGTTCTTGTTCGTCAAATTGTTTTCCGTCTTCCCATTTTAAAATCTTAACTTCAACATCGTCATAAACTAATACGTCAAAGTCAAAACCCAATTCAGGTCTATCTACGTTTTCAAAATCATATTGTAAACCATTTTCCTTTCGGACTATAAGTTTACTGTCTTCTGTATAAATTAATGCGTTCATACTTTATATTATACCTCAATGTTATAAAAATTACAAGTAGGTTTTTGCCTTTACCCAAATATCTAAATTATTTATGTTGGAATAATCCATACCTTTTATCCAAGGGCCTCCCCTAGTGTAGTGTATTCCAGTGTAATCCCACTTCTCATCAGGATTATCATAACCTTCAGTAAAGATATACTTTTCAGGTATTGAACTTATCTTATCAGTCCACTCAAATTGATGTAATTGGGCTCCCGTCCAAGTGTTCACTACTTCAGGTGTTAACTTCTTACAGTCTTCATGTCCATTATTAAATATCATTAATGATGACCATAACTTACATGGATAATCTATATTTACTTGTCCGTCAAATTTAGTTTCGTCATGTTTGATTTGTGGATACTTGATACATGCAACTGCATCGTCCATATTCAGATAATAGAACAATGATAAAATAGATTTTCTCCATATGAAGTCATTATCAATAAAGATACTAAACCCTTCATAGTTTTCTAAGTAGGGGATTAAAAATCTACTGTAAGTAAACTCTGTTGATTGATTTGCATACTCTCTATTATAATCGGGAAGTTTTGCAATGTCAAGGAATTTGATTTCGGGTTCCCAATGACACTCTTTCATAAGGTGACCACGGCCAGGTTGTAGTGTTTTTAGAATTGTCTTCTTATTTACTTCGTGTAAGTCACCATGGTTTGAATCATAACCTATGTAAATGTTTAAAGGTTTTCCTTTTGATTGTAAGTGAACTCTTTTGTTAAATGCATACACTTCTTTTCTGAAACTTAAATCCATTAAATCATGTTGATATTCTATAACACCATTAACGAAAGTTATGGACGTATTTTTTTTTTTTTTTTTTCTCTCGTTTAACTTTTTAGTCCAATATTCCAGTGCTTCGTCACACGTTAAGGGTTCTGTATCTAATACGTCCCAAGGGTCTGTTGCAAAAATTTCAAAAGTAGGGTCTTCTAATTCTTCGTATACTTTTGACCTTATAGAGCCTGGGTGAATTCTAAAACCAAATCTATCGTCAATTTTAAATGTTGTTCCTTGAATTGGGTGTCTCAAACCTTCTTCTTGTATACTTTGAATTAACCAATGTGCTTTTGCACTATGATAATACATTGAATTTAGAGAGGTTTCAGTCTGAGGTGTGATTTCTGTATTAGGTTCAAACTCTACATAATCTTTGATTTGTGCATATTCGGGTTCTCCGTCAACTATCCTTGCACAATCCATCTGACCTGTAATTTTATTTGGTCTTTCTTTACAAGTCCATACGTGTGGTAAGAATTTTTGATAATGAACTGATTCGTTTGAGGCACCAAAGAAGGGAACAAATTTCTTCTGTTTACGAAGTTCTAAAATATCACCCCATTTAATTACTTTAGTAGGTGGTGCAATATTTTCAAACACCCATTTAAAATTTTTATATACGTCTGACTCTTTATCAACGTCACTTATATCGTCTATAGTTCCTAAATGATATGCACCTAGGTTATACCAATCAGCACTACTTAAAGTTTTATAGTCTATAGGTTGAATAGTTGAGCGGACTTCTTCTAAGGTTTTCAGTTGTTTCATAATATATATTTAGGGAAGTTCTAATAAGGTTTAATTAAACCTCTAGAATCTCTCATTGTCGATGGGATCGAAGATTTGTTTCACCATGTTATGTGCGACAACTCCGTCTGTATAGAAATTACCTACTTCTAATATATGGTATACTTCTTTTTCTTCACCAGTATCAATAATATCTTTTAGAACTGCAGAACCCCAAACTGATTGAAGTTTATCACCAACTTTTAGATTGACTTCATTTAATTCTTCACCATACAATTGTTCAGTATTTTCAAACTGAGGGTGAGATTCTTTCCAATATTCAGTATCTACAACACCCCATGTTCCGTCTACTAGTTTGAATGGGTGGTCTTTTGTTGTTCCTAATTCTGCAACTGTATCTCCGTTTTCATTTGCAATAACGAGGTTAACAACTTTAGTAGGTCTTGGTGACATAAGTTTTTCAACTTCTTTAACAATTTGACCTTCCTCACTCCAAACTTTAATTTGGTCACCCAATACGATTGACTCAATTGGTTTTGTTGTTCCGTCATGCATAAGAATAGGTGTCCCAGCGACGAAGCAACCGCCACCACCACCACCACCAGGCGATGGGTCAGGATAGAAGTAAGACACCGCAGCCCTATTGTTATATGTAAATGGATTCCTTCCACTAACAGGTTGTCTAGCATTAGCAATATAAGGCACACGATATGTGAAAGGTGACCTAAATGCTACTGGTTGTCTAGCATTAGCAATATAAGGCACACGATATGTGAAAGGTGACCTAAATGCTACTGGTTGTTGAATATTCGCAGGATACCTTGCGTCATAAGTGAATGGGTTTTGTGCATTACTTGGTGACTGAGCATTCGCAGGATATCTGTTTTCGTATGTAAATGGGTTTTGTGCATCTCTAATATTAGGTTGTTGTGCATTTACTGGATTCTGATATGTAAATGGTGTTTGTGCATTCCTAATGTTAGGTTCTTGAGCATTTACTGGATTTCTATATGTAAATGGTGACCTATGTTGATACTCAGAAGGTTGTCTTGCATCTGCAATATAAGGTTGTTGACCATTTGCAATATATGGTGTTTGACTGTTTGCAATATAAGGGTATGGAACTTGTGTAAGTTCTTGACCCGAAGCATTATTCCACCCTGAAGGTGTTTTGATATAGATTTGGTCAACTGCACTCCACGTAGAAGAACCAGTTTTAACCCATGCACCTTGGGTCGCATTCCAACCTGTAGGTGTCTTGACTGATTGATTTCCTGATGCCATGTCTTATATTATCCTGTTATTGGTGACCCAGGCCACTGTTGTGATACTACTCCGTCCCACCTTGCTTCAGGAGTTCTTCCTTGAGTCGCATATGTTGCTGGTTGTCTATTACTATATGTAAATGGTTGTCTATTACTATATGTAAATGGTGTCTGAGCATTTCTTATATTAGGTTCTTGTGCATTCACTGGATTTTGGTAAGTAAACGGACTTCTATGTTGATACTCAGAAGGTTGTCTAGCATTACTTGGGTTTCTGTAAGTGAATGGTGACCTAAAGTTATATGTAAAAGGTTGTCTTGCATTTGCTTGGTATGGAACCCTATATGTAAATGGGTTTCTGTAAGTAAATGGTTGTCTTGCATTTGCACGATATGGAACTCTATAGGTAAATGGTGACCTATATGTCACTGGTTGTTGAGCATTCGCTGGATACCTTGCATTATACGTAAAAGGTGACTGATACGACACGGGTTGTTGTGCGTTAGCAGGATACCTTGCACTATACGTAAACGGACTTTGGAATGAAAAAGGCTGCTGAGCACTTGCAATGTAAGGTTGTTGTGTAATTCCGATTGCCATTTAGTTATTTCCCGTTAAAAGTTCTCATATTTATAAAGATTCTAAACCCCTAGATTAGGAGTAAAGAATCCACAAATCACCAACCGCACCATCACCTGAAGCAGGAGCTGATGTTGATTGGTAAACGTTTCTAGCAGTTCCACCACTGTTTGTTGCATTGGTGATAGTAATAGCACCTGAGGCAATTGTTCCAACTGAAATATTTGGAGTTCCAGTCAATCCTTGAGCATTTGTAGCAAGGGTTGCACTTGAAGCTGTTCCTGTTAAGTCTCCAGTGACATCTCCAATGACATTTCCAGTGACATTTCCAGTTAGGTTTCCTTCGAAAGTTCCAGCAACAAAAGTTTCTGAACCTACAGTCCATTTGTCATTTGTTTCGTCCCAAAGAAGTGTCTTAGCAGAAGAACCACCTCTAGTGATACTAATACCTGAATCTTCTGTTGGTGAACCTGAAGTGAAATTACTGTTTAATGCAATTACGTTATCTGCAAGTGAAATAGTTTCTGAGTTTACAGTCGTTGTAGTTCCTGAAACTGTTAAGTCACCTGTAATTGCAACATTGTCATTTAATGTGACATTACCTGTTCCATTACCACTTAATACTAAGTTAGTGTCTGTTGATTTAGATGCAATTTGGTCAACTGTTATATTGTTTCCGAAAGATATTTCATTTCCAGCACTGTTAGTAATGTTTTGTCCGTCTTCGATTTGAAGTGTTCCTTTAATTTGGATAACACCTGTTCCTGTTGGGTCAAGTTCTACGTCACCTGAACCACCTGTTTGAACAGAAACGTTTTGGTTATCGTCTGCAGAAACAACGATTGTTCCTGAGTTATCTTCAACCACTTTCTGACCATTAACATATAATGAACCTGGCCCGATATATACGTCCTTCCACATTCTTGAAGATGAACCTAAGTCATATGTGTTATCAGCAGCTGGTATGACATTACCAGCAAGTGAACCACCACCTAAGAATGTTTGAACACGTGCATCAGTGTAATAGAGGTTGCTTGACCCTTCTGAAAGGTCATCTGAATCGTTATTAGATAAATCTACATCTGCAGCTGTTTCTGTTCTTGAAGTTTTGTTCTTACTTCTTGATTGAAGTTTACCATTACTATCTCTTTTAAGAACAAGAACGTCATCTCCTGTTCCAATTTCGATTTCTGCAACTTTAAGTGATTTCAATGTTCCACTTGCAGACATCTCAATATTTCCGTCTGAGTCTTTTGAAAGTTCTGTTCCACCTAAGTTAATAGTTGAACCAGCAAGGTATAAGTCATTCCACCTTGCACTTGTAGAACCTAAGTCCCTTGTTTCGTTTCCATCAGGGATTAAATTACCTCCCCAAGTTGCACTGTAGTCGATAGCAAGTGAAACGTCACCTGATGAACCACCACCTGATAGACCTGTTCCAGCAGTGACTCCAGTCACATCACCAGTTTGTCCGTCAATTGTTAGTGTGTTTGCACTATCGTCATATGTTAATGTTATACCTGTTCCCGCAGTCAAGAGGGTATTGACTCTATCGTCAATCGAATCAGTTATGGCAGAACCCGTAAGTCTACCTGAACTGTCTATAACCTCTGTTGTCCCGACTGTAAGACCATTCTTGATTATAAAGTTCTTAGCTGTCATTAAAATGTTCCCCCATCTACTTGTGGTAATGATAATTCACCCGAAGTTGAATTATAACTTAAATTTGATTCTCCACTTGCAAGTGATATAGCACCTCTTGCAAGACTGTTTGAAAAGTATTGATTGGTTGACCCTTCAGCAAGTGAATCAGTATTTAATAATGATAATGCACTTGCAGCGAGTTTACCCGCACTTGATATGACTTCGGTAGTTCCTACAGTCAATCCATATTCAATTACAAAGGTATTTTGTGTTGCCATTTAGAAAAGTCCCCTTTTACTTTGATTTTACCCTAATATTTATAAAGTCGAGTCGTTTAAGCAGAAGGTTATTTTAAAAAAAGATTAAAAAAATTATACAGAATGGTCGATTCTTTTAAACTTGTATACTGTTGAATTGGTTGTTGCACTTGCAACTCTCAATCTCAAGTTTCCACTATTAATATCTACTGTAAATGTTCCCAATTCACTTGAACCACCTTGCAATACTGTTCCAAATTGTGTTATACTAGCACTGGTTCCGTCATGAATTACATGACATTCTGTTATTTGATACACACCACTAGTAGAATCTGATATTGTTATTGAATATTTTGCACCTCTATATGATGCAACTGCAATACTATCTAAATTTGTTATACTTGTTGAAGTTGTTGTGACTGTTCCTTCTTCCAATCCACTACTTGCATCTGCAAAAGATAATGTTCCACTACCATTTGTTGTAAGAACTTGTCCGTTAGTTCCGTCTGAGGTAGGATAGGTGATAGAAGACCCTGTAAGACTGTTGGTTGCAGTTAAAGTAGTTGCTGTTAAGTCACCCACCTGTATATCTGCAAGTGAATAACCTGAACCACTTGTGTTAACTGTAGTTGTTGGTTCTACTTCTAGTCCGTCAAATAATTTCCAAGTTGAATCGGTTGCATCTCTGAATAATCCAGTGTATTCTGAAGCTCCGTCACCCAATCCGTCATCATAATTTCCGTAAATACCTATATCAAGTGTATCTGAACTAGTATTTTGGTTTGCAAGTTCCAGCATCGAGTCTTCCACTGAAGTTGTAGTGGAATTAACTGTTGTAGTTGTGCCATTTACAGTTAGATTACCTGATACAGTTATATTTCCGTCTACTTGTAAATCTGCATCAGTCTTTAAACCTAAATCTGCAATGAATTTCGAATTGGTTGCCATAAAATACTCGTTTAAATTGTCTAAATCTATTTATGGTTTTTTTCAAGCCAAAAAAAGAGGGTTCCGAAGAACCCCCTTAGTTTTTTAAATTAGATGTTAAGCGTCTACCACTGTTCTATCAAATTTGACGATTGTGCTATTAGCACTAGCAGGTGTTATTAACAACCTTACATTGTCACCACTAATATCTGCATCGAATGTTGCGAGATTAGTATCTTTCAATGTTCCATATTGAGTCATAGTCACTGTAGAACCATCGTGAACCAACATAACTTCGGTTGAGTGGAAGTTTGTTCCCTCGTCCATTGCAATAACGTATCTTGCAGCTCTGAAACTTGCATGTGCAAAAGTATCGAGTGCAACTTCTGTTGTTGCAGTATATGTATCACCACCAGTCTTTTTATTCTTAGACTGTATTGCTTTACTTGTGACTATTTCGTCATTATCAACATCAAAAGTGATAGCACGGATTAACTCAGCAATCTTAAAAGCATTTGTTTTAGCCATTTCTTATCCCCTATAATGTTGTTTTCTTAACTGAAACAGTTGTGTTAGTATTCGCAGGTGTGATTAGAAGTCGTTGATTACTTCCTGACACGTCTGCGTCCAATGTAAACAATGATGCATTTGTGAATACGTCTCCAAATTGGACGAAGTATGCATCTGAACCATCGTTTGTCAATGTCACTTCTGCAAAGTGTGTTCCCGCAGTAGCATGTGTTGCTACCAATTCATATTTAATACCTTTAATTCCTGTTGAAACACTTGACAACACTTGGTCTGCAGTTGTAGCAGAAAATGTTGTTGAAGTTCCAGCAGTTGGAAGTTTAATATATGAAGAAGATACACTTGTATTAGTATTTGTTGGGGTAATTAACAATCTCATATCTGAACCACTGATATCAGTTGCAAGACTGAATAGACTTGAACCTGTAAAAGTGTCTGCAAATTGTGAGATATAAGAATTACTTCCGTCATTTACTACTACGACTTCTGCAAAATGAGCTCCTGCTGTAGAGTGGGTTGCAACCAAGTTGACTTTAATCGCTTTGTTTGCAACGGGAACTGACAATAATGCTTGGTCTGAATCTGTTGTTGTCAAGTCAGAACTTCCTGTTGAAGCACTTGTTGACGCAGAACCAGGCGTTCTAATTACAACTACGTCACCACTTACTGCATTTGCTTGTAAAGTGATTGTAGAAGTATTAGTTGTTGTATAGTCAGCACCTCCGTCTACTAATAAAACACCATTTAAGTATACTTGTTCTTCACCAATTGAATAGGACAATGTTTGTCCGTCATCATCGTTTCCTGAGAAAATTGTTTGGTTAGAAGTGACAGTATAAGTGAATACGTTATCTGACGCAGATGAAGAATCTGCAAAAGAAAGTGTTCCACTTCCGTCTGTTTGTAATACTTGTCCTGATGTTCCATCTGAAGTTGGAAATGTAATAGCATCATTAACTGTCAAAGAGGCAGGGTTTGACCCGACCTCGACAACGGCAGCCGTTCCATCGTTCTTCTCAGTATAAAATCTTCCGTGGTAAGTATTGACTGCTAATTCACCAAGAACTAGGTCACTTACGCCTGGAGTTGCATTCTGAGTAGAACTCTTTTTAAATGTAATTACAGTTGCCATTTGACTCTCCTATTATTGATTAACTATTATTAAAATGTTCCACCATCAATAGCTGTAATTGCAACGTCACCTGAAGTGAGTGTGAAATTACTTGAGTCGAATGAAGCTATACCTTTACTTGAAGTTGTTGCATCTGCAATCGCAACATCACCACTAGTCACTGTAAAGTAAGAAGCGGAGAATGAAGCAATACCCTTGTTAGAGTCAGTTGCATCTTCAGCTGAAAGGGTTATACTTCCGTCTGCATTTGTGACATCAATCCCTTCACCAGCAGTTAGAGTTCCAAGTTGTAAATCACCATTAGTTCCATTACCGATTAGAACTTGACCAGCAGTTGGTGCTGACCCGTCATATGAAGTAATTGAACCTGAAAGTGCTAAACCACCGAACTTAACATTACCAGCTGAACCTGAGAAGGTTGAAGATGAATCTGTTGCATCACTAATGAAAGTAAATGTAGCGTCTGTATCATCATAACCGAAGAAACCAACTTTTGCACCACCTGCGGCACCACCTGAGTTATACTTAAATTTAATACCTCTATCTAAGTTGTCATCTGATGCATCATCACCGATTTCAAATACTGGGTCAGCAACTGATGTAGTTGTTGAGTTTACAGTTGTAGTAGTTCCGTTAACTGTTAAGTCTCCTGTCACAACAACGTTTCCTGAAGCAGTCATTGTCGCTGCAGTAATATCGTCTGATTGTAATTGACCTGAAACAACTAAGTTATTTGTGACTGTTAAGTCGTTTCCGACTGTCACGTCATTTGGTAAACCTACTGTTATAGTTTGTCCTGAAGCAGAAGTTTCAATCTCGTTAGTTGTTCCTGCGATTGTTAATGATTGTGAATCTAAGTCGACTGAACCTGTTCCACTGTCACCAGCTACGTCTAGGTCTTCTGCAGTCACTTTTGATTCAATTAAATCATTAACCGCAGCAGCTGTCATGACTGAGGTGTCATTATCACCTAAACCATTTAAAGCGAACTCTGATGCAGTTTGAACCATTGCACCATCTAACATTGAGAATTCTACTGCACCAGCAGAAATTGTCACCGCACCACTTGATGCAAGTGAAATGTCACCACTGATTGCTACGTTGTCAAACGAATCCGTCCCGTCATGGACAAGAATGTGTCCTGAAGCAGGGTTTGAAATGTCTGAGTCTGAAGCACCAGCTAGTGTTGAAGTAGTAGATAAGAAAGATAAGTTTCCTGACCCGTCTGTTCCTAATACTTGGTTTGCACTACCATCTGAAGAAGGTAGAACAAAGGATACATTCGAAGCTAGTGTATCGGGAGCTTTCAATGCAACTGAATTACTTCCGTTGTCTGAATCTTCCATTAACTTGATTGAACCACCTGAGGTTGAACCATTACCAACTAAAAAGTCGGCAGGTGTTGCAGTTGAACCTGCTAACATATCCGTATAATACTTACCACCAATAGCTTGTATTAAAGGAGTGCTGTTATCAGAATCTACTGATTCAATAAAAAGTTTTGCACTAGCACCTGAATTACTCCTATCTTGCACATACGCTAATTCACCCTCAGCTAAGTCTGATACAGCTGGAGCGGCAGAGCCTGTGCTTCTTTTGATTTGAATAACTGTTGCCATTTTTCTATTCCTATAGTTTATGTAAAATTAATTAATTAATTCTCGTTCACTATCCCGAGAGAAACATAATATATAACTAGTCCACTCACAATGTGGGTCGATACCTTCACTGGTCGGTATCCTTGATTTGTATATTTATTTATACGATTAAAACGTTCCACCATCTAAAACAGTAGTAGTTGTCCACTTATCTGTTTCAGCATCGTATGAAAGTAGTCCGTCATCTGTTTCTGAAGCATTTACATCTGCAAGTTCATTGATAGATTTTGCAGAAAGGTTTACATTAGAAGACGAATTACCAATAGCGACCTGTTTAGCACGGATATTTCCTTGTCCAGCTACTCGACCACCTATGGTTGCTACTCTTGATATTGTTCCTTTTATTCCTGACATAATTTACCTCGTGACGCCTGGAGTGACAATTGCTTGTCCCTCTACTACTCTTGTTGTTTGACCACCACCACTGGTGATGTTCATATCGTATACATATCTTCCCGCTTCTAATGCAGTAGTTTGTGTATCGTCAAGTGTTAATGTCACTTGACCTGTTGCTTCTGCAATTGAAGTTCCAAAGGTTGCACTTGCAGTAGAAGAACTGTAGGTCTTACGTATCTGAGCACTTGCAGAATAACCACTCATATTGAGTGCGTCACCTGTTGAATCAGTCACGTCTACAGTGATACTGAAGTCTGTTCCTTGGTCGATAAAGATATTTGCAATAATAGCCATATAACTATTTATACGAAATTATTGTTGAGTATTACTTGGATTCTTACTAAATCTTGCGGCAGGAACAGTTTGGTGAATTTTCTCAATTGTTCCTGAGTTATTTACGTAAACTTGGTCTATTTTTTCAATATTTTGTCCGTCTTTATTTAGATAAATTGCTTTCACCTTTGCAATGGGGCCGACAGTTCTACTTGTAGAATAAGGTGTTTGAGTTATGTAAGGTGACCTATGTATATACGGAACTTGATAAGGAACCTGATAGATATTAGGTTGTCTTGTATCATTCTGAGTATTAGTCTGTTTATTCACTGGGTTTCTATATGTAGAAGGTTGTTGTGCAATATACGGACTTTGTTGTTGTGCCTGTGCAATATATGGACTTGGTTGTCTAGCAGGAGCTCTAACTTGGTTTTGAACGTCTTGGTCTGCTTGAATAGTTATCTGTTGTTGAAGTTCCAATGGTTGTCTTAAAGGTTGTCTTGCTGGAACTGGAGTTGTAGAAGGTGATTGCGCAATCAAAGGTTGTTGAGCAGGAGTCCGACTTCTAGCTGGGGTTTGAGTTCGCACTGGATTTGTTGACTGATAAACCTCCCTTTGAATGGTATATGGTGTCCCAGCAACCTGTGTGATATACTGATACTGAATGGGTTGTCCCAAATATTGATATGAGATAGGGGTTGGACTTGGCACCTGACCACTTACTGGAACTGGTTGAGGATATCGAGTTATTACACCTTGCAGAATTACTGGGTTTTGTGAAATACCTCTTGCTTGGGCATAACCCATGGTATCATCTAAATCACCTCGAGGCCCTTGATACATTATAATTTCAGAGTCGATGGGTTCTTTAAACTTAGCATCATTCCATTGATACCAATATGCATAAGGGTATCTATACATTTGCAAAGTTCGCACGGAAACAGGCCCTACCTGTTGAACAGATAATTGAGTTTGATATGGTTGTTGAGCTTGATATCCACTTTGAACCTCAACAGTATTCTGAACGTCTTGTTGAAAAGTAAAAGGATTTTGATATTCACTTTGTGCAATATAAGGACTTGGTTGTTGTGCAATTACTTGTGTTATCGAAGGACTTCTAAAAGGACTTTGATAATCTATCTGTTGTTGTGCATTAAAAGTAAACGGATTACTCTCTTGTGCATCTATATTTGTTTGTCTATTTACTGGATTTCTATATGTTGAAGGAGTCCGACTTGGACTCTGATAAAGTGTTTGAGTATTAGCAGGTGTTCTCTTTACAATCTGTTTAACCTCTGCAGACTGAGCTTGGGTAGGTGTTTGACCTTGGTAAGGTTGTTGGAAAGAACTTCCTATATTAATGTAAATTTCGTCTGACATATCATATCACAAACCATAAATGACCTTCTACAGTTCCCGAAGCAGAACTTGGGGCAGTAGAAGTCGTTTCATAGTCTAATTCAACTGTATCATTATTTATTTCGATTCCTTTTGCAGTGTTAACACTCATATTTCCTGTTGAAGAATTATATGCAAGTCCGTCACCACCAGCAATCGCACTTCTTGCGTCTGAGTCTGTATATGTTGCACCAGCAGTAAATGAAAGTGTTCCTAAGGCATCATCATATGATACTGATATATTACTATGTGTTGCACTTGTAATCATTGTTGCGGCTGCATCTTGAATTCTTTCTGTAGTTGAAAACAGATTTGTTGTTCCTTCTGTAAGGTCATCTGTATCACCACTTAATGTAGAAAGAGATTGATTATCTGCTGGTTCCCAATATCCGTTTGCATTATCCCATGTAAGGATTTGACCATTTGTAGGTGTTGTGGTATAATTAATGTCTGATAATCCACTTGCAGAATGTGAAGATATACTTGTGACTGTTCCTGAACTACCTGAAATATTTCCAGTGACATTTCCAGTGACATTACCAGTGACAGTTCCAGTTAAATCACCCACAAAGGAGTCTGCAGTGACACTCTTACCAGTTGCAAGTGTAATATCTTCTTGTGAATAGATACCTGTATTATTAGAATCAAATTCTATTTTTGCACTTGTTGTAAGTGTAGTTGTTCTTCCAGTTGAAGAACCATTTAATATTATACCATTTGAGTTTTTATTGTAAATAGTATTTGCAGCTGTTTCAGTAAACTGTCCGTCTGTTCCACCACCAGCACCAATTGCACTTCCTAAGTATGAACCTGTATATGCATAGATAGTGATAACGTCACCAGTCGTTGCACCTACGTTAAGTGTAATTTCTGTATGTTTGTTTCCGTCTACACCACCGATTGAGTAATCTGTTCCTAAAAGTAAATGGTCTGAGTTTTTAAATACTTGGATTCTTTCACTTCTAAAAACAAGTGAATTGTTTGCAGAATCATTACCTGAGAATACAGTTTGACCACTAGTTGCACTATACTTAAACTCTTGAAAGAAGAATGATTTATCTTCTAAACTATTAAGTGCATCGACAAGGTTTCCAGTTTCTTCTGTTCTAAGGCCACTCTTATCACCAACGTCAACTGCGAGTTCGTTATACTTGGTTCTAAAATTTTCTATCGTTGAAAATTGGTCTACTGTTTTTGCCATTATACTTTCTCTATAAGTTGTGTTAACATAGATTTAATCTCGTCCATGTCACCCTTTAATTTATTTATCTCCTCACGAGTATTCCTCATGATTTCTCTACGTTTCATTGTTAATTTATATTGTTCTATATCCGTATTAACAATTCCTTGAGAACTATCGTCCCTCACTAAGTGTGAGTGACCTTCAACTTTTACATACTCAATATCTTTCATTATGCAAGTGCCATTGTCCTTAACGCAGTCACTAATGGAACCACTGAAGTGTTTGTTCCTTGACCAACAATCTTAATTGCAAAAGCACTGAATTCAGGCAAGTCATTTGCAGTGAATTCATATTCTTTAAAGTTTCTTCCGTCTGCTTCAATCGCAGTATCAGGTGAACCATCTGTATTGAAGAATTCAAACCCGACATCATCTAAAGGAGTATCTTCGTCATTCTTAATAATCTTATACATGACTTTCAACTCGGTTGTTGGTGGTCTAAAGAAGTCTGCAATAACTTTAAGACTCGTAGCAGGTGTTTTAAGGTTCACTTTACGTGTCACATATACCATTGCATTAGAATCTCCCTCGGGGTCTGTAGAAGGGATATATGTGGTTCCTGTAGGGACATCTGAACTACTATCTATGTTATTTAATCTGTTTGCAAAACCAATTACACCAATTGTTCCTACGTCAATCACTGGTGAAACATTCGGGTTGAATGAAGCAAGTTGTAATTGACATTCGAATGACTTAGTTGAAGACATTTCGTTTTGTTCGTTAATTGCAGAGGCAACTACACTTGGTGAACTAAAGAATGTATTATCATTCAGTGTTATGAAATCACTAGTGTTATCTTTAACATATGAAGTTCCATTTACATAACCTTCGGGTGAACTCATTGCAGTTGTGTATACACTACAAAGTATTTGTGTATTCTTAACTGAAACTGAAGGTATCATTGTATGCAATCCGTCAAAGTAATAGTTTCTTGAACATGTTGCAACACTTCCTCCACCCACTGTATTGTCTACACCATTATATCCTGAGATAAAGTCATATGCAGAAACATCAGGAGTGATTGTAAATGAATCGATTCCTCTGTTATCTATATTTGTAAATGTTCCGTTTAATGAATCAATCGGCCACCCACCTATGGTATCACCTACTGATAACACTTGAAATTGAAGTGTAGAAGTTCCAGCTTGTTCTGCATCAAAGTTGTTTATTGTGATAGTTTCACCTACAGTATATCCATGTCCAGGCTCTTCGATTAACATACTAGTCACAACACCACCTGAAACAGTGACATTGAATTTTGCTTTTCCGTCACCCACATCTGTATAAGTTGTATCTGCTGGTGTTCCACTTGTAATGGTGACATTACCAAGTGTTAACAATGAGTTTTCTTTCTCACCTGTTAGACCAGCAATAACTACGTTATCTTTATTACCAACTGTATCATACATTCCGTGTAAGTAATTATATACTTTTACATATGTTTGGTTTGTATATGTTTCAATTGGATTGTTTTGTAAAGTTGAAACTGGTAATGCATCATTCTCAAATCTTAAATCTGATATTTTTGAAGTGTCAAATCTTGCAACTTTGATTTTAATCTTCATATCATCAGTTTGTTCTGCAGTCCATGTGGAAGCATTTTGAGATAAGAATAATGAACCAGCATATGGTTGTCCTGCGATTGTTTGTCCTGTTGCAAGGTCTTTCTCACCCATTCTTGAAATGAACATATTGTATTCATTTGAATTTGAGTATACAACCAATGCATACTCTACGTTTTCTTCTACGTATACTGGTGAATCGAAAGTAAATGTTGTTGCAACTGACCCGTCTGAAGAAGTGTTAACTGCAGAAGGGTTATGTGTCACTGTAGAGAATGGTAATACTGTCTGGCCAGGATATCCATTTACCATGGTTCTGACTTCTACAGAAACAGGCATTGAAGCGTCTTTTGTTTCAAAGAACACGTCTACTGAAGTTAACATCATACCACCATCTGCTTCACATAAGAATGATTGTGCAAGTGGGTCACCCCAACCTCTATCCAATCTTGAACCTCTTCCAACTCTCATTCTTGCACTTTGACTTGGAGTTCTATCTCTCAAATCTTCCAATATAACTGGTGGTCGAGGTGGTAATGTAGGTGGAACGAAAGGTGGTTCAGGTGGTATAGCAGGAGCTTGAGGTGGAACTACTGGTAATTCTACTGTATCATTAGGAATCTCATTGAGTCTTACCTCAGGTGCTTCTGTATCAAAAGGTGCTGAGTTTAATCTTTCACCCCTTCTGTCCATTGACCTTGAACCTTGTAATCTTTCCGTGACTACTCTACCATTTCTTGTTGATACAATCTCAGTTTGTGAAGATTGTAATAAACCTTGTGCTTGATATACAGCACTACCATTTGAAGCAGGATTACTTAAATTATAGAATGAAGAAGTAATTCTTAATTCTCTTTGACCCGTTGGGAATCTATTGACTGAATTATTTGGTAATTCAAAGAATGCACGTAATCTTCCGTTTCCGTCTGTTTTACAATTTGAAGAAACTGTTGTTCCTCCGTCTTGTGAATAACTTCCACTCTGAGGTCTTATGAATTTATTAACATTCACATTATCAAAATAGAAGTAATGGTTTGTATTTGGTTTTAAGTTAGTTGCATCTATCTCAATAGTCCTTGCACGCATGAAAGGTATAATTGTCACTGATACAACTCTATCGTTTCTTGTTTCTACAAAATCTTCAACGACTGAAGTTGTGACACCTGTTCTTGTTTGAATCTCAGGTGTTTCTGTAATTTCTCTTGTTATTTCTAGACCAGCATTCCATTCACCACCTTGAGCAGGGTCACCTGACCATGAACCATTTGAAGTTGATTGCACTTCAGAAGACACTACACTAGGTTCACCAACCCATGTTGTCTGCCAGTTGTTCCATACAGTTCCTAATGCATTTGTGTTTTCTGATAACACTGCATCAAAGTTTCCTTCTCTGTTGATTCTTACTTCAGGTAGTTGTTCTGTATCTTGCCATATATCTGTTTCAGGTGTTAACTTGACATTACCTACGAAAGCAAAAACGTGATATGGGTTTACGTTTAATGTTCTTGAAGCTTTATCTTGGTCTACATAATCGATTTCTTCAAAAGGTAATGTAATTAAGTCACCAGTCTTCGTATAGTTCGAAGAAGCATTAGTGTTTAATCCTATATCAAAGAACTGTTGATAGGACTGAGGTCTTAACATACCCATTTTAGTATCGATTGCACATTTATAATCGGGGTGATTTACGTCACCAATCTTATGACCTCTAAAGTTATCTACTAAGAAACCTGATTTGTATCTATCGAATCCGTCTGCATCTAAAATCTGTTTTGATTGAGTATCTTTCTCAAGTAATGATAGTGAAGTAATTCTTTCTAAGTTTGTGACCCTATTATTAATCTTTCCGATATCCTTCATAGTATATCGTCTATGGTCTTGAGACCTTACTTTAATCTGACTTAATTTGTTAGTGTAAGGTGGTATTGATAATTCAAAAAGTTCTATACTATCGTCAAGTGATTTTGGTTTAGTTGGTGACAACGCAGGATTACCTGTTGAAGTTTGGAATATACCTGACTTATGTAAGAAGATTTTATCTATTCTTCCAACATAGAATTCTATATCACCGATTACACTTGAACCTGAAACTGGAGTATCAACATGGTTTGCACCAGTTGATGATATGTTTGTTCTTGTTCCTAAAAATGAACGTCCATCTTCGTATGCAAAAGGTGCGTATCTTGCACCTTGACCACTTTCGTCTGATAAGTCTGTTGCAGTTAAAGGACTTTGGTTATTGTCTGTTCCAAAAGAAGCATTTCCTAGAACCTGACCAACTATAGGTCTGAAATCAACTGAGTCTGATAACTCAAAAGTTCCATCGGGTTCTAAACCACCCAAGTCAACTTTGTTTGGTGAGTATACTGGGATATCTTTGTATTCAATACCTGAGTATGAATTTACGTCAAAGTAATCTCCACCACCTGAAGCTTGGAAGTAATCAAACACTACTAATATTTGATTGTTTGGTGTTGGTTCACCAGGCTTTAATACTAGTTTTGATAAATCATAGAAACCATCTCTCTGACCATTGTCAAAGAAATATCTATTTGTTATGTTTGGTGAACCTGTAGAAATATTAGATAATGTTCCTACTGCATTTGAAGTTTGTCCTATAATAACTTCTGAATCAATAAATCTGTTATCGTTTTTGTAATAGAAATATGTATCAGCACCATCACCAGCAAAAGTAATAATGATTGCACGTGCATCTGAAGTTTGTCCTACAACCTCTTCATAGTTTACAAAAGTTCCTGAAGTTGTGGTTGTTTGAAATTTAGGTGGTAATGCAGTTCCGTCAACACCTTCATATATTGCATGAACCTTAAATGCATCTGCAACACCCAATGAAATTTCTTTGTTGTCGTATCCACAACCATAGAAATTACCACCTGAATTTTCTGATACTTTTAATAATCTTGCATTTCTAAGTGTTTTGTTTCTATTAACTGGGTCTGTTATCTGAACAGTATATGATACTCTTACAGTTGCACCATCGTTGTTTGCATTAATACCACTGAATGTAATCTGTTGTCCTGAACCTGATACTGCAGTTGAGGTAGTAAGTGTATCGGGGTCAATTAAATCTCCATTTGTAAATGAACCACCTGATTGTTCTTCAACAACTGCAATTGTAAAGTTATCTTTGTTTACAGCACCGAATACACCATTTGCACCCGTTGTTATTGAGAACTGACCACCTGATATTTCAGTTGTGAACTGTCGTCTTACAGTGACCGATTCACCTGTATGAGATTTCACCCAGTTTCTTGGCCATGCGAATATTGACGCAGTTTGGTTTTGGTCGTATAATGTTGCACGTCTTCGTGTCACATTACCTTGGAATGCAACTGAAGAAGCACCAGTTAATACTGCATTAGTATCATCAGTGACACTTGCAATAACATAATTTGTTGTATCTACTGGGTTATAAACTATATCACCCTCTTTTAATTCTGTTCCAAACTTAGTTCCAAAACCTGTAAGTGCAGTTCCAGTTCCAAAGATTACTGTCCCTGTTAAAGTGTTTAATAAATCAGTGACAACGTCTGCAGTAAATATTTCTCTTGCAGTGTTATTTGATACTTGAGAAATACCTCTTGCTCTGTCAATGTTATATGTTCTAACAGCACTGATTTGGAATCCTGAAGAGTTTCCACCACCAGTTGCAGCTATTGTATTACCTACACCAAAAGTTCCTACTAAATCGTGAACTTTGATAAAGTTATTTGAGTAATCTACTTCTGCAACGATACCATGGGCACCAGTTGTGGTATCTTCTATTCTTTGACCAACTAAAACTGGTGTTGCACTTGAGATTGATACTAAATCAATCTTTGTTAACATTTTGATATCAAACAAGTATAAGTTATATACACCTGTTGTATGTTCGTCTATGTTTCTTATTCTACATAAACCTATCTTTTCACTAGTATTAGCTGCACCAGCACTTCCGACTGTATCGTATAATTCTGCAACTTGATATGGGTCTAGTGTATCAATTCCACTCTCATTACCAAACTCAGGTAAAGAGTGAACGTTTGTGACTCTTAATTTGTTTCCTATTCTGACTGGTGTATTTGCATTGTCTAATGAAACTGTTGACCTTGCTTTTGGAAGACCGATTGTTGTTGTTCCAATCTTTTCAATTTCATAACCTTTAACATATGCTTTACCAGGCGATACTTGCATGACAAACTTAGATTCGTCACCACCATTTACTTTTGAATAAACTCCACCATTAATTGTATCGTCTAAGTGTTCTTTTAAATTTGGTGTAAATTGTCTTACAACAAAATCACCATTTGCATCGAAAGTTCTTCGTGCAAGAGTATGTTCGATTTCATTGTATATTGGTTTGTCTACTTTTAATTCAATTAGACCACCATTAACTCTGACTAACTCAACAAAATCTGCATCGTCTGTTGTAGTAAGTGCATACTTACTTAAATTCAATTCGAACTTAAGTCTATCTGCACCAGCAGCGTTTTCGTTTGTTGTTCCTTGTGAGTTATCTAATAGAGAAGAATCTTCTGAAGAAGATATTAATTTCTCTACGACTGTTAAACCGACTCTATATGAAGGAGCACCTGAGTATTTCTCTAAGATAAGTTCTTGTGCTGGAACTTTAACAAAGAAACCTCTAATGAATACAACACCTTCTGAAATGTTTGCAATCGAAGCTCTTCCGATTGGTTTAGATAATACTGTTTGAGAGTCGACTTGGAATTCGTTATTGTTTAATACGTCTGATATTGCACCATTTTCGTCTACACTTACTTCATGTAGTTCTTCGTCAGCTGCAAAAGTAAATGAATTATTTGCATCTGTTCCTTGTGATTGATATCTAACGAACAATGTGATTGGGTCGTCTGAGGATTCTGCACTTGAAGTGACAACTTTACCTACGACACCAGTTGTTTTACCTTGTAGTATTTTACCATGGAAAGAAGTTCTATATTCTTCTACTGAATCTGACCCTTGTGAATTTGGATTAGAAGACTTTACCTTAACAAAGTAAAGTTCCATATCGACATCAGTTTGAGCACCAGTGACAATCGAACCTTCTTCAAAAATATGATTACCAAACCTTTCAATTTGGTTTTGTAGGATAGATTGAGACTGAGTTAATTCCCTTGCTTGAAGAGGTCTACTCGCACGGAATAAGACCTTATGGAAGTTTTTACTCTGACTGTAGTCGTCATAATAGGGTGATATATTTAAATCAGTTTTCTCTGCCATGTTTTCTCTCTTGTGGGGTCAATAGACCCCATTAATTACATTTCGATAATCAGTTTGATATCTTCGATTTGGTCGGCAGCTCTTGTCACTGCACCCCTATTTTCGACATACATTATTTGACCTGAATATCTTTCAACTTCAGGGAACGCAGCGTTAACTGAGTTAACTGTTCCACTGTTTCCTGTCCAATACACTGTATCACTTGAAGTAAAGTCCACATATCCACCAGCACTATTTGCAACTGGGACATGAGAAACAACATTACCACTTATTGATACAACTTTAGATACTGCAACACCACTTCCGTCTACTGACGCACTCATAATAGTATCGTCTACGTCTAAATCTGTCACTGTTGAAAGTGTCATTTGTGAATATGCAGCTAATGAAGTTGAAGTTGCAACTGTTGTAGTTCCAACATTGAATGGGTCTTGGATAAGACCAATTCTTCTAAAATCGTTATCTACTGGGAAGTCACCTGAACCTTCTGCAAACTCTAATCTTGCATTTACACAAATAAAGTTTCCACCAAGTTCTTGAACTGGGTCTGCACCATGTCCATAGAAAGGTGATATGATTGGTTTGATTGCACCATTAGAACCACTTCCGATTCCTGAGATACCTGATACGTCTACTGAAGCACGTTTGTATCCTGAACCAACTGAAGTCACATTGACATGAGTGATTGCACCTGAAGATACTACAACTTCACAAACTGCACCTGAACCATCTCCAACAATTGAAACACCTGTATGTGTTCCGTCTGTATAACCAGCACCACCATTAGTCACTACTACATGGTGAATACCTCCGTCTACTGCAGAGTTTTCTACGTCCCATTGAGCAGAACCATCATCGGTTGCAGCTGAACCGATTGCACCACCTGAACCTGTTCCGTCAACTTCAGTTTGAGCACCGATAGTTTTAACTGGAATGAAGTCGTTAGTGACAAATTTAATAGTTTCTGAGGCAGAAATTGTATACATATACTTCCAAACATAACCACGACCTGAGGCAGCATTCGAGTCGGCAGTTTCTACTAAAGTAGTTGCACTTGTTCCTGTTGGTTTTACGTCTGATACTACCACAGCACCTGAACTATCTCTACCAGTTCTGATACACTTATAAACATTGTATTCATCAGTGATTACAAAGAATCTTGAATCGTATAAGTTATTTGCACTTGTTGCTGGACTTGTATTACTTGCACTATAATCATGTGCATATTCGTCATATGTAGTTCCTGAAGTCCAATCATATCTTGTCAAACCATGAGATACGTCTGAAGAAGATACCTTCTTCATAGCAATCATGTCTGCATATGAATCTATTTCTTCACCAACTGCATTCGCAGGTGAAGGTGGGTTGTTTTCATCAGTCCAATCGAATGAACGTCCTATGAATATATAACTTGACGAGGCACTCTCACCAAAGTCTTCCTTAAATTGTTTCGCATTGTGGATTCGAAACTTTTCCGTTATTATTGCTGCCATTTTTTAATCTCCTCAGATTATTTATATACTATTTATAACACTATGCAGACTTTATATAAGAACTAAATGCAATATTAGTCCTAAAATTTGGTAAGTCCGAATAGTGGTCTACTGTATGTTTTGGAAAATAGGTATCAAGGTCTGAGATTCGTAAACCTTCGGGTTTAGATTCTTCACTCATGATATTACCTGTTCCATCTTCTAAAATAAAATCATCATTATCTGTTTCGTCTTTTAGATAATATGATATATCAAAAACTCTTTGTCCTGTTATTGTATTTAGACTTCTAAAAGTCCCTCCTAAAGGTGCATGACTTATGATTGAAGTTCTCTCAGTTGAGATATAGTTATCTTGTATATCATCAAACGTTGCATCTTCCATTATGATTTGACTGTTATCTTCAAATAATAATGAATCACCTACAACTTCTCCAGCTGCTTGTTCTGTAATACTTGGTTCTAAACCAAAGTGATATACCTCTTCTTCATATAAGAATTTATATCCGTCTTCCATTAAGAATACTTCGTCTTGTTGACTTCCAACTGAAATTATTCTTCCTTCATATGAAGGTCTTCTCTCATTACTTCTTACTAAGTAATCATGGTCTGCTGTATCAATTGCAATTGAAGTGTTGTATTCAACAAACATTGTTCCAATACTTGCACCCATACCACTATGTAATGCACAATAGTAATATAGATTATTAGGTGTATTGTTATCAGTTCTCAATTCTACTATGTTATCTCCTCTTACATGAACACCTGTAGTGTATTCACTTCCACCACCATGTGTTCCATTTGAAGTTGTAGAAAATTTAAATGGGTGACCTGTTGGGTGAATAAAATGATAAATGTGTCCTTTGTTTAATAAAAGTGATTTTTGATTCACTCCGTCTATCTGAAAAACATTTTGTTGACCATTGTTGACAACTGACACGTTTATTATATCGACCCCACTAGTTTGTTCTTGTCTATAAGGTCTACTTGTAGTTCCTACTACAAAGTTTTGAATTTTAAATATATTTAAGTGTCTGTTTCTATGTGAAGAATCACCATATTCTGTAAATGGTTCAGTGATTGCAAGACCAGTTCTTGGGTCTGTTTCAGGTGTTGGAACACCTGCGTCTTGTAAAACAACCAATGGGTCATTCATTTCTTCTTCAGTAGTCCAAAGAAGAATCTTTCTCATTGAGTTTGCAAAGGCATTTGGTTGTGTTAATACTGGTGCTTCATGAATAACAATAGTTGGTCTAAATCTAATTTGTTCTTCAATCTCATTGTTGATTGTTTGTTTGATTGCAACCTCACCAAAGAATATATGACCAGCTGGGTGTAATAAGTCCTTGACAACTGACCTATATTTGTTTATACTTTCACCAACCTTAATCACATATGAATGTGTCTGATAGAATTTTCCGTCTTGTATATTACTTGCACTTGCATCAAGTGTAGATTTATCTCCAAGTAATTGTTCTTGTATCACACCCTCACCAGCAACTTTACCTCTTGCTTGATATGGATTTGATTTTAAAATCTTAAATGTATCGACATTATTGAAGTCTACAGTTTCTTCTGATAAGAAACATCCATTTAAATCAGTGTAAGTTAATATATGTCTATCTGAATCATAAGACACAACCTTTGCAGTTGAACCTGAAATTCTTCCTGTTAGAACAATATCTTTTGTAAGGTTTGCAGTTGGTGTAGTAATCAACATAGGGAAGTATGAAGTTGAATCCATAACTCCGTCATAGTTAAATCCATTACCTTGTTCTTGAATGTTCAATGAACCTACACCACCAATAGTATCTGAATATGCAAATAGTTTCGCACCTTCACCACTTGACACTACTGCTTGTTTGTTTAGTCTAACTGTATTTGAGTTTCCACCAGTAATTTCTTCACCACTTTGGAATGCACCTGTATCAGTTGATAATCTTTTAACAATTAATCTTTTGTTTTCTCCGTCAATCTTTAGAATAGTTGCAGTTGCACTTGAGTTTGTTCCAGTGACAACTTCACCTTCAGTAAAACCTGTTAAGTCGTCAAAGTAAATATAACCGCCTGGGTATACTTTAGGAACTTGTTTGAAACCAGCACCAGGCGACTTAATCTTAATACTTCTAATATGTGATGCAGTTGTTTCTAATTGAACTGGACTTTCGTCTTCTGATAAAAGACGCATTTTTTCTGTATAGATTTCTATAAGTTCTCCACCAACGGGTGGATTGACTAAGACAACTCTATCGTTTTTATGAGTATAATCGGTAATTGGTGTTAACAAGATTCCGTCTTGATACACTTCAACACTTTCGTCATTAAAAACGATATAGTTTCCGTTGTTATCTGTTCCAGTAATAATTGGGTCACCTGCGATTGCAGTATATTCGTATTGACCCCAAACAGTTGCACCCTCTAAAATGACTTCGTCACCGACTGCACCTATAACTGCTTCTGCACCACTACCTTGACCTTCGTGTTCAAAGACAACTAGGTCACCACCAGCATATCCAGCTCCCCCGTCTTCAATATAGATATGGTCGACACCACCTTCTAATAGACCATTGACAACTGTCCTTGCAATTGTAGCTCCAGTATCTAATTTAGAACCTGATATGTTAATAGTATCATTTAAAGAATACAATGAACCTACGTTTGATTGTTCTAATACAATACCACTATCGTCTTCGAATAATAAATTACTATCTTCTTCTTCGTTTCTAATATAAGTTGAAGAACTAGTGTTAATAATATCTGAGATTAAACCTTTAAGTGTTCCAGTTGTTTGTGATACTCCGTCTCTATCAATGAGTAATACTTGTTCATTAAATACAAACTCACCTTTATGATTGTCTGTAATCTCTAATGAGTATTCACCCTGTTCAACATCAATCGGAAATACATTTTCAACAATTGATTCTGCAAGAACTCTATTATTTGAATCATATTGAACTATCTTGTCTGTAGCTGAAGGTGCAACTCTTAGGTCTGTCATTAGAATGTTTACTCTTCTCTTCTGAGAGTAATCTGATTCTGAGTTGTAAATTGTTTCGTTATCGGGATATCTAATCTCTGCATCTTCGTTATAAAGAATTCTCATTAAGAACTTTAATGATTCTGCAGTTCCCTTTTCTTTGTATAAATCTGATATACCTTTAATCGTTAACCTTTTGTTTTGTGTTTGTTTAAGGTCTAACGAAGGTAAAAAATCTGTTTGGAAATGTTGAAGAAAGTCTTCTGAAGTTCTATCGATATCTGAGTAATCTAATATCTTATTGTTTGCAATAATGGTATTCTCTTTATAACCACTAACTGTTCCTGTTTGTTTTGACTTTCTTCCTGTAATAGTTTCTCCCTCTGAGAAACCAAAACCTGAAATTGAGTTTACGTAAATTTGTAATCCATTTACGGAAGTAATCTTTGCAACTGACTTTGATACTGAACCAACTACATATTCACCCACTTTCCATGGGTCGGCAGTTGCGTTTGGATTTGCACCTGTTGATTCTTGTAATAATTTTGAAGTGTCTTCATCAGGTGAAGGTCGAACAGTTTGGGGTTCAGCAAGAACTGACCCCGAACTGTCTTCCAACATGATTCCGTCTAGTTCACCTTGAGCAGAAAGTGTAATGATTTCACTTTCTAGATATTCAAAGTATGATTTTAAAAATAGTTCAAAGACTGGAGCCTCTTCCTTGATATAACTAGGTAAGAGGTTCGTTAACCTATCGGTAAGTCTTTCTATTTTAAAATCGTTAGACATAATCTTAACTTAATGTTGCACCTAGGTTTGAAATTGGGAACCAATTTGAACCATTCCATATACAAATAACCGCTTCACCTTGTGCATCAAGAGTGATTTGGTCTGTTGTATCTGAAGAATAACCCCAAGATGATACTGTCACTTCAGCAGCTGCTGAAGAACTATCTGTCTTGTAGATTACTTTAATCTGACCAACGTCTGTTCCGTCATCTAAAGTGAACTCAACTGCAGTTGAACCTGACAATGTAATTTCACTTGCAAAAGATGAAGCAAGGTTTGACGCAGTTGAAGTTAATGAAGTGATATCGTCTACTGCTAAATGAGTAGGGATATTTTCAAATAACTGACCAATGGTCATTTTTTTGTTGACTGGTGTTCCGCCTGGGTTGTCAACAATATGAAGTAAATCATCAGCACCTATATCTGTATCAGACACTTGTGTTAATGCACTAATTTTTTTATCTGCCATTCTATTTTCCTCCTATAATCCAAATGAATGGGAAACTACTCGGGGGACTCCCGACCACTTACACATAATTGTTAATAATTACTGGTTGAGGTAGAAGTATACCCTACACCAGCACTACTTTCACCACTTGCAATGGTGTCTACTTCACCAGTCACCTTAATGTCATCAGTAGATATGTCAACTAGATTACCTCTAGTTGCAACTACGTCATTTCCTGAAGGGACTACAGTGAAGTCAATCGATGAATCAGTATTAACTGTTGAGGTAATCTGAATTGCATTGATTGTAATCTTTCCTAAAGCATAGTCAACTATTCCAGCTGAACTATCCTGATATATCCTAGTTGACCCTGATAGGTAATATCTTCTGAGATTACCATTTCCGTCATCATCAAAATATTGAATATTGACTGAGTCACCTGAGACATAGAAACCTGTTGTGGTTGTGATACCACCTGAACTTGCATTGTGTCCACCATGTGGATTATACAATGCATTACCAAAAGTCACTGAATAACCTTTGGTTTCACTAACTAAGATATCTTTTCTTTTTCTTAATCTAATATTACATGTATTTGATAGAATAGAAGTATTACTATCGTCAACTGCTTTTAATAGATTTGAATGTCTAAAGATTGCATCAAAGTTGTTTAAATTGTCTGCATCGAATTTTTGAATTGCAGTGTTTACGATTGCTTCTAACTCACCGATTGATAAGTCTGTTGCATTCTCGTTATACTTGAATACACAAGTCACAAGTATTTTAACTATCTCTGCATCTATTACTTGTGGTCTAACTGTTAACATGTTTAATGCATTTAGTTTTGATTTGACTAATTCTTTTTCTGTATCTGATAGATAGTCTGAGTTTTGTGGTTTAAGTGCAACAAACACTTTACCATACTCGGGTGGGTCGTTATCTTCACCACCCCACACTGCAACTGCATCTGCGTTTGGATAGTATTCTTGAACTTTTGCTTTATAGTCGTTAAGTGTCACAAGTCTGTTTTGTGAAGTGTAAAACTTCGTTGCTTTAAACTTGATTGATTCGATTGATTCTTTCTCTGCACCACCACTTGCTTTTGTCACATTAGTGACATGAGAGTTTGAGAAACCATTGACTGTTCCACTTAGAACAAATTGACTTGCACCATTCGCATGAATTTCGTCAACTATGATATAAGTCACGTCTATAATATCTCCGTCTGATAATGCTTTACCTAGTGTTCCGTCACCAAAGTAAATCTCTACATATCCTTCTTCGTTCTCTTGTGCATAATAGACTTTTGATTCGGTTGATATATTTGATATACCTGTTGAAAGTGTATAAGTTTCTGCAACTCCATTCGAAGTCACAGTTACTATCATTCGTGATTTGTCTACTCTTTCATTTGATAATACAAACTTTGGATTTGCAATTTGGTTATCAAAGATAAATGAATCTTGTGCATATGTTCCTTGAACAATTTCAACGTTGTTATAATTGTATGATAAATTATTTTGTGTTGGTCTTTTAGTAGAAGTCACTACAAAGTTATATGAACTTCCGTCAAAGACAGTCACAAAGTTTGTTCCTCTAAGTAATTGCATCTCTGTAGTTGTTGGTTGAGTTCCGTCTGCATTTCTTACGTTCTTCATTTCTAAATCAATGAATGCAGAAGAACATGATTCAGAAGCAGGAACAAAACCTAAATCTTTTGCACGTGATACAACGTTCTTTCTGATTTGTGCAGAATCTAAAAATAATTCAGAAGCTGCAATGTTAGTGTTTACTGCACCAATGTGAGATGCATATGCAAGTAAGTCGATAAGAACTGACATACTAGAACCTTCAAAGTTATAATCCTTGAATTGTTCTTGACCTTTAAGATAGTTCTTAAGGTTATCTGCAATGTTATCGAAATCTAAATCGGTTATCTGTAGGTTTGAACTTTTTACTGCCATTATCGTGTCCTTGAAACTGTTATTTCAACCTCTTGTTGTGGAGCTCCATTTGTAATGTTATAAAAGATAGTGACATCTAAATTGTTTGAGTCTTCCAAGTCACCAAAAACTACATTTACATTATTAACACGAGGTTCTAATTGTTCTATTTCTTTTGCAAGGTTCCTTCTCATTCTGTTTAGTTGTCTATCAGTATTTAATTCAAATAATTTGTTTCTGATTGAACCACCAAAGTTGGGTTTAAAGGGTCTTTCAAATTTGTTGGTCATGACTATGTTTCTAACAGACCTTTTGATTGCGTCTGTATCAGTCTTTCTGACTATGTCACCAGTGATTGGGTGTCTACGAAAGAAGATATCTAAATCTGCATAGATATCTTTCGTTGCAACTGTCTTTCCGTTATTTACTAAGTCTACCATATATCTATTTATACAAACTAATTAGGTTTTAATGTATTTCCAGCAGAAGAACCTGAAGCAATTTTATGTGTATGTGTTGAAAGTTTAACACCCTTACCTTGAACTTCTCCACTTGCAGTAATACTACTTGAATTTGTCTGTTTACCAGTGACATCTAATGTCGATTGTAAAGTAGTTGCACCCGATACTGTAAGTGTTCCCGTGACTGTTGTGTCTGATATAATTTCTGTTGTGTTATTACCAGTGATTGTAATCTTACCTTCTGATAATACGTCTGTTGTTCCTTTGAGGATATCTGCTTTTAGATTTCCTTCTGTAATCTCTGAGGTGACATTACCTTTTAACACTTTCATATCTACATTACCAGTGTTAACATTGATTGTCACGTTTCCTTTTTCTACTGTTAAGTCTGCATTACCAGCTATATAAATCTTATCGTCCTTTGCAACTATCTGATAATTATCATTTACGATTCGTTGCACTACACTTCCATCAGGGTGAACTTCCTGAAATGTTCCTGACCTATGATATTGAGATATTCTTTCTTTACCAACTGTATCGTCTATCTCTATGACATGACCTGACTCTGATTGATACACTTTGTTATATGGATATAATGGTTTTGCAACTGAGTCGGGGAATGTATGTCCTTCAATCTCAATCTTTTTATCTAATACAGAATCACCACGTGCAAGACTTGACACATCTGACTCTCCAGTGTATAATGGGTAGTAGGGAAGCATATCTTCAGTGATTTCTCCTTCCGTAATTGTAGAACCCGTTGCATCATAATTAATTGTTATTTCTTTTGGTGCCTTAGGTTGTGTATCGATTGCACTTGTTAAACCATGTGGTCGTCTTGAATCCTGTTCGGGGTTCGGTGCATCAGGTGTTCCCTCATAATCTGCAACTGTTAATCTACGTGGGTCATTGAAACCTTTATCAACACTTCTTGATAATTCATTTCCGAATGCATCAACTTTATATCCCGATTGAGGGACACCAGTTGCAACACCAAATATGATTGGGTCTTGACATGCTTCGTCTCTGAAATATCCAAAGACTGTTGCACCTTCTACCAAACCATGTTGTATTCCTATACCTGACAAACCAGCAGAAGTTGTTGGAAGTAATACTTGAGCCCATGGTAAATCAGGTGTAGATAATTCTAATTTATTATCTGAATGAATTCCATGGACACGAACACGAACCCTTCCTATCTTCAATGGGTCATGTCTGTCTTCTACTATTCCAAAAAAATGTTTCACTATATTTCTTCCGCAGGTTCTACTTCTTGTAATGGTTTTACGTCAACAATCTTATTTGCAAAACTTTCTTTAACACACTCTAGGTGCATTTCACCTTGTTTGTTAGGTATACTCATAATAATAGATAAATCAGTTATAAGATATCTTCCGTCATTTAGTTTGTCTTCTTTGTTTGTTGGTTCGGGTTGTGGTATTTCCAATTGAATAACATTACCCACTGTTAAGTCTGTTCTCATAGGAATGGTCACTACAATTCTGTTTTGTTGTAGTATTTCCATTAATGCACGTCTTTCTAATCTTGCATTATCAACTGACTTGTATCCTTGGAACACTTCGTCATTTCCTAGTGTATCTTCATTGTCAAATAAGTGTGAACTTGTAAAATCATATCTAACATTACTATCGTATGATTCGTTTGGTGCAAAATCAATATCTACTTCTGTCACAGCAGGTGATATCGTAGGGTCAATTTGATTCTCAGTTGTTAATGACTTTTCCATTTCACCTGTTCTTATTAAAGGGAATCCTGATAAGTGTTTACCACGTTTCATTGTCTTTTCTAAATCATATACAAACTCAACCTCTTGTTTTCTGATTGGGTCATATGTTTTCTGCATAGAAGAATATGCACCTTTAGCTGTTCCTCTAAGTGTATCAAATTGTTGTGGTATATAAAAAGATTTTATCTGAGAGTTTAAACCACCTTTTGCATTTAAATCTAAGAGTTCAGTTTCTTCCCCACTTCTTGGTCTGTATGAAAATGGAACTGGGAACTCACGTTTTAACATAGTGTCAATCGAACTAAATCTAAATCCACCATTTAGTGTTTGAAAGAAAAACATACCATTCTTCCATTCTGCTTGTTCACCAATGTTTGCTTCGTTAACTACGTAATCAATAAACTTCGAAACAGTCCAGTTAGGACATATGAATTGTAAGTTCTTTGGTTCTGTTTCTTCAAACCAATCAAACTCTTGTGGTTTAATTTTTGCATCTTCAATTAATGCTTGTTGCAACATTGTTTCATATGAACCCCTAAACATTTTACTTAAACGTTTCTTTCTACAGAAGAACATTCTTGGGTCACAAAATCTAAGTTGATACATTTGAGAGGCCTCTTTTGGTCTTTTGACATTTTCAACTTTATAGATTCTAAAAGTTTTGTCGATTGTATATTTCTTTTCAGGTTCTTGACCAAGACCTTCTTTTTGTGCAACTGAAACACGAATGTATTCTTGTCCAGTAAATCTATAGTTTCCTAATAGATTCAATCCGTCTAAAACATTTACATTACCTGTAATAAATTTATTATAAATTGATTCGAATAACGTGACCCCCATAGTGAGGTCTGTTATATCTACAGACTCGTTATCTTGATTTACAATTGCAAGTGATTCAATACTGAATTCACCAGCTTTAAAATTTCCTTTTGTGGACATTATGCACTCATTACTTTATTAAACTCTCTAACTACTCTTCTTACGTATTGAGGTTTAATCACTTTAATACTTCTTTTCTCTTCGTTCTTTTCCCATTCGTCATCATAGATTGATTTCTCAAACATACCATTAGAGAAAACATTTGATTTGTGGTTTCCGTTATAATAATATGCAGTTCCGTCTAACTTTCTAATTGCGTCTTTAATAGTTAGTGAGTGACCACTTACATCACCAGTGACCTGTTCACCACCTCTGAATTCTCCACCCTCAATTCCTATTCTTGCAAAGTTAGGTTGCACTTCATTTACTACACCTTCGATTGTGACACCATTTCTTAAACATGAAACAGTTTCACCTAATAAAAATTTATTACTTGCACCTACGATATCTGTTTTATTGTATGCAGTTAAATACTGACCTGAATAATACTTGTTTAGATATTGTTCAAACTCTTGGTTATCTTTCCACCATTCATAATAGTTGTTCCAGTTATTAACTAAGAAAAAAGTCCAGTGTAAATCTCCGTCACCATAAAGTTTTGTTGCAACAACATCAGGTCTATCTCCTTCCATTAACTCTAAGTATTCATAATCAATAACACTGTTAACTGCAGATTGTTCTATTTTAGATTTCCTAAAGAAATCTTTTATGGTAATTACTTTACCACTATCTAAAGTGTATTGAATGTCGGGAAAGTTTTTAAATAGTTGTGTAGCCATTACCCTTTACCTCCAGGCTGTTTAGGTCTAGATAATTG